CCATCCTCTGGGATATCCCAGAGGATGGATAGAGCTTAACTTCCCCAAACAAATTGATACATCACCTGGGCAGGTGAGGGCAATAGTTTTGAGTTGAGTTTGATGTAAGGGTTGATCACAGTGTTATTTTTGAGTTTAGGCAAACGGAACGTTGTTGTTCCATCACCCATCCCAAACTTTTCACAGTAACCATTCGTGGAAACTTCAGTGTCCCACGTAGTTTGGTCAACGATCATGCCAGTGCTGCTAGCGTACGCTAACAATTCAGAGTACACTGAACGTGGCAATATGCTACCATCAAACAGACTGTAGTTCGCAAGAGCTGCGGTGCCCATTCTGTAGATGATTGACCCCGTGGGGTTGGCATCAGTTACCACCTGATTGATGTCAACTGACATCAACTCGTACATGTCAATGATGATCTCACCATCGGCTGGGATTGCTGTTGCTGTCAGCGTGAGAGTGTCCAAGCTGTCAATCTGAACTGGAGTGTCAAACGCACTTGTGAAATCAAGCAGGTCAGTAATACCAGTAGAGACGAAACTGCTATTGAGGACGTAACCAATCCCACGACCACGAAGTACCCCAGTATTCGTATCAAAGTCATATGTCCCCTGCACGGTAGTGTATTGTGAGGTTGAGGGCACAAACTTCCAACCGTCAACGGTTTCACTGACAAGAGTGCTCCCGGCTTTCTGAACAAAGCTGATGTGGTTCGCTGTACCACTGACAGTTTGAATAGTACCATTAGCAGTCATTGTCACACTGCGCAGATCCATTTGCTTAATTCCTGACAGAACAAACTGGTATCTGCGATTCGCAATTACTGGGATGTTCACGCTCAGGTTTTCTGGCTTAAGTGAAAACCTGCCTAGGTACCTTGGATTAAGTTTAACCGGATCAACATTTTTCTCAGTGACGTACGCTTCTAAAGCAGTGCGATCATCCAGTGGTGACATATACAACGTACCACTAGTACCAGCAACAGCTTCAGCTGGAGTAGCCAAAACAATGCCAAAGTCAGCCGGGACTGAATTATGTGCGTTTCCTGTCTTCTGTTCATGCTTTCTGAGCATGTCTGCAACAACAGTTGCATCAGACTGAGAGTTGTCCATTCGGTTTTCAATTGCGGTGAAATGGGCATTGACACTTGTTTCCAGATCTTTGACGTAGGACTCAAAGTCCACGAGTCCATTGATGTCTTCTGGAAGATGCAGGTGTTTTTCATTTGCAGCTTTGATGATCGCCGGAGTGATTCCGTGCGGGTTGATTGCCGCAAAGTGAGACGTGATGGCATTCGACAGGTTTTGTAACATTGCAGCGTTCTGACTGATCGGTGTCAAGATCTGATCAGTAACACCATCGATATCACCAAGCAAATGCCTGTGAAGTTCTTTTGCTGCTTTGATCAAGGCTGGTGTGATGTTGTGCGGGTTGCTAGTGGTATCCGCAATATGCGCAGTCATTTGACTAGTTTTGCCATCAACCACAGTGTTGACGTAAATCCTCAATGCAGCATCAAGATTGTTGACCGCATTGTTAATGTCATCGATTGAAGCAAACCCACTACCACCAGACATGATTTTGCCAGACATGTAGTACATGTAAGAACTGAATGAGTTCTTGACATGGTACACGTTGATCTCATCAATCCGAATTGAATAGCTTGGATCAAGGAGTCCAGCAACAAACTCAAGGTAAGCAGTCGCTGGGTTGTCGACAAGGATTTCAAATCTGTATTGCCCAGCTGAGGTGATCTTTTTGAAGACCTCGCCAGCTTCATTGCGAACGATGAGTTCTGCACCAGATTCGATTTCAAGAACAGTCATGTCAACAAAGTGCAGACCAGGACTGATAAACGCAGATGAGTCCAAACGCAAGATCGCTTGTTCAGGAGCGACTTCTTTGCGGTTGATGTAAAGAGCATCACTGTCTTCAATCACCCAACCTTCACCCAACAACCACTTTGACAAGTCTGAGAAGTTCGGTGGAGCAAGTACTTCTGACAGTACGGGAGTCAGGTAGATATTGGACAGATCTCGTCCAAGCGCAGCCAGTGCGGCGCGCAGTTCTTCAGAAGAGTTGCGCACAGCAAGGATGGATGCAAGCTTTTTGAGGTCATCATCCGTATAGTCATGAGAGATGCCTGATGCTTGTTGACCACCAAGATTAAGATTCTGCGCTCTGAGGGTATCAACAGTTGCTTGTTCACTGATGATCCCGGCTGGAGTCAACGTCGCACCAGTAGTTGTATTCAAATCAGCTTGTGACATGATTCTTCCTCTTAGGTAAGCTTTTGAATTGACCATATGATCCCGACATAAATAGTGAGTGCAGGGTGACCTGCACTCACTATGCTCAAAATTGCGTGTATTTGCGTGTACAGAGCACGAACTTGAGTGGGACGTACAAACACCCATCTTTACTACTTTTGATGTACGTGAGCAGTCTTTGGATGCCACCACCGTGAACACCAAGCAAGCTGTGTAGGTACGACTCATTGTAGTTGCTTCGGATGAAGCCTTCAAGGTCAGTCGAACGACCAATCTCTTGACCAGTGTGTTTGTAGACATAACCTGTCTTGTGGAACAATAACGGTTTACCTTCGTTCTCCTGAGAGCAAATGAAAGCGTGCGTGAGTAGTTCCACCCCACCTGACTCACTTGGTGATGTGTGATGACACAACAGCAAGTAAATGAACGGGTAAGTTTGGATCAGCTGTTGACAGGTGTTCGTCAAGGCATTCTCAAACTGGTAGAAGTGATCAAACCTGATTACCTCTGCCATGTTCTTTTCGTAAATTACGTACTTTGGAACCAGATCTGACAGGTTCTCAGGAATCGTCAGATCTGTGTACAGCATGAGCTTGTTGAAGTCAGGCTCTTTCTGTGTGTACTTCCGAATAATCCTGAATGGTTCAAGGTACATCGGAACTGCACAGTTGAACATCTCCAGCTTATCCAGTAAGACAGATGCAAGTTTGCGCAGTCCTGGATATTTTCGATGATACGGAGACAGCCAGTCCAGGTCTCTGGTTTGTTCCGGACTGGCTTGTGTTAACCCAACAATGAGTTCCAGATCAACGATGTTTTCGAGCTTAGTCCCTTGGACAACACTGTCAGCTCGACGAATCCGTTTGACTTGGTAGATCCCAATGTTGGTTATTCCGTATTGATGATGAGCGATCCCTATCAGACAATTGATCCACACTTTACTGCTGGCATGAATGCCATTGCGTTTACGTTGTTTCAACGCAATTGCTGAGTTTGGAAATCCTGAAGGAGTGGCAACAAGCATCGCTGTTCCCGAAGAAAACTTGCTGCCACCAAACTCGAACATGCAGTTTTTGTCGGATGCTGGTAGTGTTAGCGTTGCCGGTATTTCAGCAGGCTTACCACAAAACTCTTTGAGACAAGCCATGACCTGTTGGTAGTACGTTTGCCGCCAGTTCGTATTGTTGCTGATTACCATAGACGAAACACCTTTACCGCATACCTGCCGGTGGAGTATACTTGGATTGTGATGTGATCAACTGAAATCTGAGTGATCTCAGCCAAGGGTTCATTGCTACTTGTCGACACAATTGACGGAAGGTTTTCAACTTCAGCCAAAAGGTTCTGGGTTTTCGTTGATCCAGATGAACCAGTATCAAGAGTCATCGCCATGATGTCTGCTGTGATCTCTTGAGTACTGAACGGATTTGGAATCTGGTAGGTTCCAGCCGACAGAACATTAAAGTGATCGATTGGATAATACGTACATTTACCGGTCGATACACCGTTATGTTCAATTGCTGCTGGCAACGTGCTTGTTGCTGGTAGTGCGACTCGTTCAAACCTACCAAATGGACAACGAGCAATATTTGTACTTGCTCCAGACCAAGGATTGAACCACCAACCACGCAACATCATACCAAAATTACTCATGGCAAGTGCTGGTTGATTTTTGTTTCCGTACAAAGTCATGATGACCTTTGAGACCTGTTTCGGTCTGTTGTCATCATTAAAGTAGAGTTTCTTCCAGATGAAACCACTACCATTCGCTCGGCGAATTGGAAGAACATCTGAAATCACGATTGGCGCAAGAGCGACTTCTGTGGTGTCTCCACTTTGCCAGTTGGGTTGTGTGATGAACTGAATAGAAATGGTATCTGGGATCAGGTTCAAGCTAGCCAGCAGTTCAGCAAAGATAAACCGCAAACCACTGATCCCTGACTGTGGTTGAACGTACACATGTGTCAGTACAGCTGATGCAGCACCATTCACACTTTTGTAGTACGTTGAACCATCGTTGTAGATGTTTCGGACAGGGTAAGATGGATCTTCACTGTTCGCAGAGATCGCACCCCATGCAGGATGAGAGTTGCCAGACAGGTATTTGTTCAGAAGAACATTCTGACCAAGTTGCAATCTGGAAAACTCTGACGGGATGTTGTCCATCTGAGTGGTGTAAGAAACATCGCCACTCTTTTTCAGATAGATGTATGTTGGGCTATCCAACGTAGGCAGGTCAACCGTCCCACTCATCCGCCCGTTACCATCCATGTTGCCATCGATTGTAGTGTTTGCCACCATCCCGAAGTTCATCTTGAATGGTGAGTTGATTGTGAACGTGCCAGGAATCGTACTTGGAACGTCAATGAACTTGAAACGAACACGGATTGCCCATTGCAGAGAACTATCCATTTTCGCACCATTGATCACCAACTTGATCCTTGTACCACTGACCTTGGTGAACAAAATGTCAGTATGACCAAGAGCATCTGTTTCAAGACGCTTATTGAAATCAGACCAAGACAGATTACTAATCGAGCCGACCAGTGCGCCATCCACGTATACCGCAATGGATGAAGCATAGCCAGTTACGGCATTGCTGACATCCTTAAAGATTGACAAACCAGAGATCTCTCTGGGTGTGTGGAATGTGTACTGCAGGATCGTTTCAGGGATGTTTGTTCCTGCTTCCTGCAGTGCGAAGTTAGTGCAGTAGTAGTCAGAAAAAGCCAGTGCGGCACTACGGTTGTTGATCCCAAGACGATTGGCTTCAGCATAACCGCTTTTGTAGTCGTAGTCTGAAGCTGATTGATGAAGGACGTATGGGAACAACACCATTGGTGCTGGTTTGTTGATCAGACTGTCCTCAGCCATCAAAGGTTCTTCACCAAGACTCTTTGGTTCAGTGATGATGTATGGCGCAGCACCAAAGTTACTTGACAGGATCTGCTTGCTGATTTCATCATCAATCATCGTCGGAAGATTGGTTTTGAGATCAGCAAGTTCGGCAGCATTTGCCAAGTCTGGGTGTGCGTGGATTGCAGCAGCCGCACCACACTCTTCAGGCTGGTGCTTGTGGATCTCTGGCGCGGCTTTGATCATTGCACATGAGATACCATGGGGATTGGTTGCTGTGTCAGACATGTGTGCAACCAATCGATCAATGATTGATTGAAATGTCGTAAACTCTGGATGAGTGTGGACATCTGAAGCAGCGTGCAATTCCGACAAGGTGAGATTGTGCACGTTACCGTTGGCATTCTTGTGATCAGTCACTTCGAGTTCAGTATCACTGAGTTTCTGGTTGATCTCAACAAGCGCCGCCGCTACTACTTCAGTGACAACTTTCTTGATCACTTCTTCGTTTGCACCTTGAAGACCGAGACTATCGATCAGGTACAAGAAGTAATCACGGAATCGATCCGTGACACGGCAGAACCGCACGGTGTCAATATTGACGTAGTCACCAGGGAAAGTTCCCTCAGAAACAATCTTGAATGTGGTGACATCTGGACTGGCGATGTACATTTCGACATTGTACTCACCAGCTTTATTAATGGTAGCAACCAACTTGTCAGTGTGGTCATATACCTTCAGATAACCACTGTCCAATCTGGCTACTGAGAGATTGAGGTAGTAGTAGCCAACAAACGGGATTACTGAGGATGGGATCTTGAGGTAGTTTTCAGGATCATTCGCAATGCCCGTGTAATACGCTTGATCATCCACGACTGACCAGTTACCAGCTCGTTGCCATGGCGGCGCAAAGTTGCTATTGATCAGAGGGAGTGAAATGACAGTGTTGTCTTTGAAGAAATTGCTGTTCGGATCGATAGCTTTGATATTACTATCGAGTGTGCTCAACCCAAGGAAAACGGCGAATGAACTTGGGCAAGTGTCATATTGGTTTTCTTTGAAGTTTTGAGAAAGCCCAGTGAGTTTTGAACCATTCGGAAACTGAACTTCATCTGTCTGAACACTTACAGTGATCAGACTGTCAGGTGTTTGTGTGGTACCAACAATCTCCTGCTGAGTATAGATGTCAGCAGGATCAAATGCAGTGTTGTTATTCGCACCCATGGTATTCCTCGTATTTGTTAACCAAGCATTCGCAGTTTTTGGACTGTTCATCAGATAAACGACATGACATAATAATCATTTCCACTAGGGAGCAGGAAAAACCTGCTCCCTAGTAGTATTTAGAACGGTGGTTTGAGAGTTTCGATTGCTGTCGGACGGTATTCCCGTGTAAACAAATCATTGGAAACAACCACAAAATCTTGGCAGCCATTTCCATTAACCAACGGGTAGTTCCACCTCACAATCCAATCACCTTGAGATACCTCAAGAGTATTTCCAAGTACTTGGATGATGATTGTGGAACATTCATAATCAGCGATTTCCTCATCTGCGAGTTCTTCAAAACTCTCTCCAAGGAATCTCGCTGGTGCCGTTAGTTCAATAATGTCTTGAATCGAATCAGGGCCAGTGAATTGGACTGCCTTGACTTTCCGAGAGAATTCGTATTCTTTAAGCATGTTGTCTCCTAGAACACTTCATCTGCACCAATGCCTGGCTTAGCATACGCATCAGGTTTTGAGCCTTTCCTGCTGCCTTCAGTTGCTTCACTGTCGTTGGCGTAGATGTCACGAACAAAGTACTTTTCTTTCAGGTCAATGTCATCCAGAATACCAAGCTCACTGTCAAACTTCTGCGCGAAGTAACGATGAGCAACTGGAGTGTCATCAACGTAACGATGCTTGCCACGTTGCACCGTCAACCAAGCATTCTTCTCGAAGTCTTGTTCAATGTAAACATAGATTTCAAGGTCAGCAATCTGGTTGATTGAGATCGCACCACCAACACCATCAGCACTGAAGTGTTTAACCACGTTGGTCTTGACTCGGTCAGCCAGTTCTTGCATCTTGCGGTTGAACTGGTGTGGTGAGATGAATAGGATTTCTTTGGACTTGTTGTAGCCAAAGAGACCATCTGCAAGTGCCGTAAGCCCAGTGTGGGATTCAGCTTCACCACTGAAGATAGAGGAAGTTTTCTTCATCTTCTCCATGTAATCCACTTCGGCCACAACCACTTCATAACCAAGAGCTTCGTATTTTTCTATAGTGCTGACGTATTCGTCATAACCAAAGTTCATGCCCTTGTAACGTTCAATGATGAACTCCCAACCAGACTGAACGTAGAAGTCTTTGATGAAATGGATCATGTCCTCCATGGACATTTCTGGGTCCGGTGGCTTGTTGAACGTACAAGCGTATGCTGTCTTGTAGAACCACAGCAAGTTGCGGTTTGCGTAGTTCTCCAAAGAGACAAGCAGGATGAGTGGCTTCTTCCCAGGTTTGACCAGCTTGGTCGGATCATTGTTCTTGGCAATCCCACGAGTGATTGACAACAGAAGACCTGTCTTGAAATGATGGGAGAGACCGTAAATAATTACCCATTCACCACGAACAAACCCACCACGTTTTCCTAGCATTGTGTTTAGACCTTTCATCCCAGTCTTCAACACTGCACCGCCCTTTTCAGAAGCTAAAGCTTTTTCAAGAGCAGCCTTCAAAGATGCATCGTCTGAAAATATGACACGTTCTTCAGCACCGTTGTTCATGCTACCGATGTCACCACGGACGGAGTCGACTAGCTTTCTGGCGACATTCACACAGTTGGAGAGGTAGTCCGCCTGCTGGTCTTCATCCGTGGTCGACAGAAATTCGTTCAGCTGACCGTACATTCGGGCACACATTCGTTTGAAACGTGCCCAAGTTAACGTGTTCTTGATCTGTTTCTTTTTCTTAATGTAGAAGTCACTATCGCCTTGGGTGTTCTTAGACGCTTCGAAGATACTCTTCATGGAGTCAAAGAACAACGCGTCCTGATCTTCAACAGTTTTGTTATTGGTGAGGAAGTCAGCAATGAGTGACACTCGCTCAATATCGTTCTCGTCCTTCCTTGGGATTTTACGCAGGTCTTTCAACAAGGCAAGAAACTTCCTTGCCAGGACAGTATCCAGACCTTTGTTCATTTTAATTTCTTCTTGGTAAACATCAATCAACTGATTGACCAGATCTAAGGACTCATCATCCTTAGATCCTACCAACAGAATCAGGGCGTTCAAAAAGGTATTGAGTGAGAGACCGCCATTCATACTGCTTCCGCCTATGTTAAGTGGGATTTTTTCGAGAGAATTGCCTAGTCGATGCATATGGATATTGATGAAAATAGGATACGAAAGCAGCATCCTATGCGAACCGAACATCACTTCAGTGAGGTCATTAGAAATGAAGATCAGATATCTCAGTGTTCGTCCCTCAAAGATGACACCAAAACTGTCCAACCTTGTAGCATCGCACATCACCGCTGCGGTATATCGCAGAAACCAAAAACTCTTGAAGTTTGGTGTTCGTGATATCCTTTCAATCTTCTTCGAGCAAGCTTTGCTGGCAGACTACTTGCTGGCAGCTGACCCGAACAACAATGCACTGATCGATTACCGAAACGTGTTGCGTTTGAACCTTCAAACTTACCAAGACGAAGACTTTGATCTTGGTGGCACTGAGGAAGATGCCCAGATAACACCGGCAGATCAGGAATTGATCGCCAAGTATGTTTATACTGGAAAACTCCCTGGTATGAATATCACCGCTTTGGTGGATACATTCACCGGGCCAAAGAACTCGAAATACTGCACAGTTCCAAGGAACTTCAGTATTCCGTATCTTCAAGTGAAGGAGAACTCCTTCAACATTTTGAATCCCGATGGGAAGTTCCTGGCGCCAATTGTTTTGTCGCCAGTGCTTCGTCGGGATAAGACGAGCAAGACTGACGTTGCGGTTACCTTCTTTGCTCGTTCATACTCATCCATGCAAAGTGTTGATTCATATCACACGACCAACCCCACGCACAAATACATCTGCTCGATGAACTACAATGGGCATACGTGGCATGAGTTGGTCGACACTTTGCAGAGCTTGTTCATTGATGATCTGAAACAACGAGGTTCAGAATCATTGTGTGGTGTGTTGAAAAATTACTTCCACCGCAACTCACTCGGGATGTCAGTGAACACAAAAATGTATTCGACTGAAATGTTGAATATGCTTCGTGCCCTGACAACAAAGTACCCTTCTCTTATTGAGAAGGAACCTGTTCAACTTAGTCAGTTCGGTGACTTGTTCAGTTACCTTAAAGACAACCGGTTGACCTACCTTACCAATACAAACCCAACGATGGGACAAGTTGAGAAGTGGGAAGAACAAGGTGACTTGAAATTCCTCTCCTCACTGAGTCTTGTTGGGTATGGTATGGAAGCTGCAGATTCTTCGGAATCTTCATCGAACGATGGTGACGACACAAAGGCAGCTGATGATACCACTACTACGGAGTCAGGCAGTGATAACTCGGACGATACTTCGACCGAGGAGACTGGGGACGATGGTGGTGATGATCCGTTTGCAGACGATGACTTTTCGGGTGATCCTGATGGGTCTGATGACAGTGAAGGGGATGGTTCCTCTTCATCGACAGACACAACGTCAGATGACACCACTGTTGATCCGGAAGATGTCAATCCGTTGATCGAGCTGATCGCAGACGAAAGTTTTGACGAGTACCTTGAAAGAGGAACACTTCAGAACCGTATCAATCGTCTTATCAATAACCCGCCATCCACCATCCAGGCTGAGGATGTTGAATTCCTTAAGTTCTGGGTGACACAATGGTTCTCATTGGTTTCTGTGGCAACAACTAAAGAAATCCTTGGGGATATTCTTGGTCTTTCTGATTAACCGTACTCTGGCTAAGAGATCAACGTAATGTTGATGTGGAAAAACATTGAGCTTCCTTTTAAGGAATAACGTATCATGGCAAATCCCAATTTTTCTTTTGACATGCTGACCAACCACAGCGAAAAGTCCCCCATTCGCCAGTTCCGCGCTGGCATGGCCAAACTGGCGACTGACCACAAACTGCCCTGGGACCCCCAGTTCACGGAATTCAATCCCGAACAGATGACTTCCTACGGCAAGTCCGGCAAGTTCTACAACAAGGTTGTGAACTTCCTGAACAGCACCGGCTACGGCACGATCAACAACACCTTCTGGGGTGGCGCTGGCAAAGAAGGCTTCAAGATGTCCGCCGTGGGCAGCCAGGAACTTGCTTCCATGGGTGAAGGCCTTTACCAGCTTTGCAAAGACTGCGAAATTCCTGAAGAACGCATTGCGTCCACCATGGAAAACCTCGCCCTGGTCATGCATCGCTACACCAACGACCGTGTGGATGATCACTTCAAGACCATGCAGACCGCTGACATCGGCCACCGCAACCTGTCTTCGATCTATCCTTCGTCTGTTACCGCCAATGCTTCCTATTCCGGCGCCCTGATGGGTCGCGAAATGTTCGGTTCGAACCTCGCCCAGTCCATCGCTGACATCAAGACTGCCATGACGCTTACCCTGCTGAAGGGCTACAAGGGTCTGAGCAACCGTCTGATGCACCGCGTCTCCAATGACACCGGTGTGGTGCAGTTCGTGCGTCCGAACGACGAATTCTACGATCTGGCCAAATCCCAGAACAAGTCCACGGCTGAACGCCAGAGCTGGGCTCACCGCAACCAGATGATCACGCTTCTGCGTCACCCCGAACCTGTGGACATGGAACTGATCCCCGTGGTGCCGCTGCTTGCCGCTGACACTGAACACAAGTACTTGGTCGCCAACAACATCCTGAAGCCCAATGTGGAAATCCCCCTGTGGGACCTGTCCATGGTCGAAGGCAAAGTCGGCTATGACCAACTGAACTACACCGACCTGCTCTCCGCCCGCATCCAGCTCCGCGCTGTGCACCTGAAGGTTACCAAGGGCGACCCGAACGCCGGTGGTATCACCGAACAGTTCATGGTCAATCTGACCCCGTATGCCAACATGGGTACGTTCACTCACCTGAACAACACCCAGGACAACGTGGCTGACCGTGGCGTCATGTTCCTCACCAAGATCGCGTTCGACAAGGACCTGATGACGGCTGAAGACAAACGCACTGTCATCTTCGCCAGCCAGAACCGTTCGCTCGAATACATCATCGGCTCACTGAACTTCAACGGCCGTGCCAACCTGCAGTCTGCTCGCGTGTATGGCGCTGGTAACGTGGAATTCCGCCCTGTGGTTTCCATCGCTGGCACCGATGCTTCTCAGGACCTGAAGGACCTGGTGAAGGACATCACCTGCGAAGTCATCGGCTGGGAAATCGACGCCTTCTACTCGGAAGAAAACTTCCGCAAGACCAACATGGCCGTGCGTTCGATGACCGACGTACTGACCTACTCGCTGCCTGACGGCCGCACAATCGTGGTCGACCATGCCCACAACCAGACTCTGCCCGAGCACGCTCTGGACGTGGCTGCTGAAGTGCAGACGATCGGTATCGACCATCGTAACCTTCAGCTGATCATGAAGACGCTGAAGGCCACTGCCGACCGCGTGAAGAACGAAATGTCCGACTCCCGCTACATCGAGAACTACGACAACATGACTGTTGCCAAGTCCTTCGTGTCCGGCTGCCGCGTCAACCCCACGGTCATGATCAAGACCATCGACTTCCAGAACGTCGTGAACTTCCGCACCTCAGACGTGCTGTCCGACCTCTGGACCTACATGCGCGCTTGCATGAACACCATCACCACCGAAATGCATTACCGTTCACTGCTCCTGCAGCAGCTGGAAGATTCTGCCCCGGTGTACAAGTGCATCACCACCACGCCGATCATCGACTGCCTCTGGTCGCTGGCTTCCATCCATGAAAACCAGATGCCCTCCGGCAAGAACGGCGAACAGGTATTCGAAGTCAAGGTTCCTGGCAAGCCCACCGAATTCAAGACAGTCCTGCCCAACGGCACGATCATCGAATTCGTGACCACCGCCTTCCACTACATGGAAGACACCATGATCCTGATCCCCTACCGTCCGAACCAGCCGCAGAGCGACCTGAACTTTGCGGTCAACTACGACGGTGGTCAGTACAGTGTGAACTGGACCCCGACCGATGGCGCCAACGCCACCTACCGCCGGTCCATGCAGAACACCCGTGAATACCCGATCGCCCTCAACGGTATGGGTTGCATCATCAACATCCTGAACCGGGACAAGTACTGGACCGGCATCGGGAAAATCGGTCAGTAACAACTGACTGAAAAAAAAATCATCGCAAGATGAATCCACTGACCCTCTCCCAAAAGGAGAGGGTCAGTGGAGTGGTAGTTACAAAACTTTGTTCAGTTTTTCCAGAACGTCAGCATCCACAAAGATCGGATTCAGCTGACTTGTTGCCGGCCAGATGCTGGGATCAGCAAACACAACGTTTTCCGGAGTGTTGATGTCGACGAACGGTCTGCAGATTTCACCAAGCTGGCAGGTTTCACCTGACCGGCGAACGATCGTCCGCAGGATCAGATTACCAGCTTCATCCTTGACTGCTACGAAGGCGCTGGTGCTGTCGGTCAGACGCACCTGGGTCAGATACAAACCACCGTCAACCGCCGGATCGAAGTGGCCCACCCGAAGGTTGCGTTCGATTGCACTGGTGATAAGATCTTTCGTCTGGATGTTTTCCGAGGTGTTAGCGTCGGGGTCGCTGTGAGGAAGGTACATGAGAATGTTGACAAAATTGCTGGGGGTGATGGTAGGAAGCATGATGGACTCCTTCGGAGTTTGTTTGGTTTATAAACTTAGATCTTAGCAGTGCTGAAAGGGCAAGCCTTATAGTACTGCTGTTCAGTGTTTGACGCTGATTCTGATGACACGATGATTGGCTCAAACCCTTGACCGATTACTCGGCCAAGAGCAATTGATCCTTTGTTGAAGTAGCACTGTGCATTTCCCTTCTGATGAATGAACAGTAGTTTGATGAGGATGTTCTCACCGTTTCTGGTGAATGACATCAAAGTGTACCCGTCAGTAAGATACACAGTGCTCCCATCAGGTGAGCGTTTAAGGTTTCCGTCTTTACCATAAGGGGCATCACTTTTGTTAGTGAGCCGCCAGACATGACTGGAGCCACGATCAAGTTCGATCGTCACACCGATGCGATCAAGCCATTCAGAGATGGCGTTCCGTACCCGAAAGATGGCATCGTCTGGTGCTACAAAACAGAAGTGGTGAATTTCCCCAAACCTCACCATAAGGTCGTGTAAGATGTTCATAAATTGCCCGCTGAGTTATATTGTTTAGGTAATAACTTGCAATTATCAAAGTAGTTATATATCCGTCAAACACCATCATTGACATTACTTTTGAACCATGTCTGATATAAAGTGTAAACCCCACTGAGAGGTAACACATGGGCGAACTTACAAGTGTTCAGTGGATGCACAGCTGTTACAACAAAACAGATGAAGCAGCCATCCTGACAGTTAAAGAAAAACATGTAACGATCGATGAAGAGACCAAGAAGGTATTGTCAACCAAGACAGTGCTTCGGCCATTTATCAATCCGTCAAGACGGGTCTGGATTACAAAACCAGAATACCGTACTCACAGATACAAGAAAGAATCAGAGCTGGTTTCTCATTGTGACGTCTTCCAAGTGGAAGATCGTTTTCTCCCAGAGTTGTTGCGAGAACAATTGGGGATGCACCGAAACCAGCGAGTGTTTTTGAGAGAGCTGTGCAACTCTCCGTATATTTACGGCACTGACATCAGCATGGAAGCTTTGGTTCGTTATAAGTACGAATCGAAGATGGTGCATGATGTCTGTCCGATCACGATTGGTTCTCTCGATATTGAATCATCCGTGATCCACGATGACCACCGAACGAACTTGATCACGGTGATCTGTGACAAGAAAGTCTACACAGCCGCTCTTGGTGAGTTCATGTGGAAGAATGTTGGTGGAAAGCGAGTGAAGGCTACAAAGGAAGAGATGCTTCCACTTGCAGAAAAGATGATTGGTCCACACCTCGCCAAGCATGGGTTTGAGATCATCGCTGAAGTCTTTGACGATGAAATGGACATGTACAAGTGGATCTTCGACAATATCCATCGTGATGAACCTGACTACATGTTCATCTGGAACCTTGGTTATGACGTTCCGCAGATGATCAGTCGAATCCAAGCCAATGGCTTGAATCCACAAGACTTCTTTTGTTCGAGAGACATTCCCAAAGGCCAAAGGTTCTTACGGTACTACGATGATCGTCGTGAGGTTTCGCACATCGTTGAGAAGTGGAACTGGCTCCACTGTACATCCAAGACGCAGTGGCTTGACGCCATGGCCTTGTATGGTCAGGTAAGAAAGCAGAAGCCTAAAGAATCCAGTTATAAACTTGGTGACATCATGACCAAGTTGATCAAAGCAACAAAGATTGACCTTGGAGATCGAGGTCATTACGAGATGCAGAAAGATCACTTTCTGGAATACTGGGTGTACAATATCTTTGACGGCATGCTCGTCCAGATTGGCACTTGGGCATCGCAGGATTACAATAGCTTGTACATGCTGACTGAACATTCCACTTTGATGGACTTTGTAAGCAGACAGTCATGCTCGGTAATGACTATCATCACGACTTGTTAATGCAAGGACGTGTGTTTGCTACCACTGGCAAGGTGATGGTCAGTCCGTATGATCATCTACTGTCAAAGATCGGTGGTGCTGTTCTTGATGCTCGAAATGTGATAGAAATGGGCATTCCTTGCGTCAAAGAACGAATCGGGAAGATCACATCAGTCTTGTTGTATTGCGCTGACGATGACTACAGTGCGCTGTATCCGTCATGGAAGATTGCAGCAGGGATTGCAAAGGAAAACAAACTGTCAACGTTGGTCTCCGTTATTGGGATGCCAACTAGTGTAGTTGAACCTTTGTGTAGTGCGTTATCTGATCCAAAAGAAAATGCAGTTTGGATTGGTAGTACGTACTTTGGGCTGAAGAACTACGAGCAGATGGAAAAGCATGTTCGTGAGATTTATGAAAAAAGAAAACGAATGACATAATTAGTCTAGGCAGGGGAATCCCCTGCCTAGACTTCAATCGCTTTGTATTTCGTACGGACATGAACGAACGATCGCTTCGTGCTCTTGAAGTATATCATCAGGCCAGATCAGTTTCGTGAGAAGCTGTGCTGTGACGAGATGACGGAACATGTTAACAACATGTCCAAAGTGTGTTGTGTATTCCGGTTCAACTACAAAAGAATTCTTTCCCGGGTTAATCGTGATGCGTTTAAAGTCAATCTTGATTTGCAGGGGAATGCCTTTTGCAGTAAGCAACAAACTTGGAATCACACCACTCCAAGGTTTGATCAAATTGATTGAACTGCTCTGATCAAAGATGTAATCAGTTTGAGTGTTGTACCGCTTAAGTCTGCTGTTGAAACGACGGTATTCCTCAGCTGGGAAATCAAGTGATCCAAAACAGAATCCATTTTCAGTGGTGACTTTGTTCCAGATCTCACCGAAGTCCGGAACCCACTTAACGTTGAGGTAGATTCCAGATAGATCAAGGATTTGCGGTTGAGTTAGTTCAAGAGTTTCCACAGCAAGAAGAAACGTGTTGAGGTTGTGCGCCACTTGGTATTCAAGCTTGTCGATACCAATCTTTTCTGGTCGAGTTGACCAGTGGACATAAACTTCAAACGCGTCTCTTGCGTGTAACCGCAAAAGATCCAACATTTGACCAGTCATGACTACTTCTGGTACTGCAGTTGAAGTGGTGATTCTTTTGGATTGCAGACTTCAACAATTGTAAGCAGCAGTAAGTAGTGCGCGGCGTGGAAGAACTTGACGATAAACCCATTATCTTCCTGGATCGGGATGATTGTGAAGTCTATGTCTTCTGGTGTCTTAACTGCCATTTCGTCTTTAAGTATTGAGAAGATTGCGTTGTCAAGGTTGAGCTTAAGACCAACATTTGTAATTATTGATGAATCCTCCTTCGGAGAATTGACCACAAACTCAATTTCACGCATGACCTTCAGGTTCGTCCAGTTAAGACAAGGGCAGAACCTTTCCCTAAACTGCATGACTGCGTGCAGCGGTTCTTCTGTCGCTTTAAGCTCACATTTTTGGGTGCTGTAGAAATTCCAAGCAACCAGGAATTTCGGAATATCCTGGCTAATCACTTGCCGGTAAAAGACGGTAAGGATATCTGCCAGATGGTAGTCTAAGACGGTGAAAGCTTCCACTAAAGTGGTGAGTTCCGCTTTCACAGCTGTCTCATTCTCATCCCAACCACCATCAATCCAAGCAATGAACAAATCCAAGAACTGTTTGCTCAACAGTTTGGCAGCTTCCGGATCTTTAAGCTGATCAGTGACCATGCTTTCTCCTATGAAGTTTGAGTATTCTGCTTATCCACCCAAGCACAAAACCAATACGTACAGCGCACCGTAAAATAGCTTGCCACACCACCGTCAGCGTAAATCGATACTTGTTTATCTGACGTTGATGAAATGATTATCAAACTGTCTCGGTTGGTTGATAGAAAGCCCTTACTCGGATGATCGTACCGAAAAATATCAACCTCTTGGTTTTTTGCCACTGTTCGCAAACCATCATCGTCTGGGTGTCCTGCCCAAAATGACATCGCTTCACCAAAGACAGTTTGATCAATTGGTTTTGGTTGCGGCTCTTTTCTAGTTTCAAGTTTAATCGCCAGTGAGACACGACCTTTCATCACACCGTAAGTCTGCACTAAGCTTGCCACAATCTTAAAATGGTTTGCAACTTCAGACTTGGTCATTTCAGCATGAGCAATCCCAATACAAAGGGTCTCCCATTCTTGTTGCCTTGCTTCTTCAGGTTGATCATAGTCAGCAATCAACAGATCGGTGATCTGTTGTAAAATTGGCTTGAGCACACGGCATGTCGGAAGTATGGGTTTGTATTCGGCAGTAAACATTGGATACCGGTTGCTGATGTATTCCATTGGCAGTCCTTTCAGGCCCCCCGTCATGGTCCATGCCATCACTACCTCCTTGTATATTAGAGTAGATGCTGAAGTATAAGCATCTGCTTGAGGTTTCGATAATGGTCCTTGCCTTTTTCACTAAAATTAGGATGGCAAGATACGGCTAAGCTTTTCCAGAAGTAGTACTGAATAAACAGGTTGATCATGGGATTCGTTGTCCCAACGTATTTAGTCATTTGACCAAATTGACTACCTTCGTACATCTGGAAGGTTCGATGCGTGAACTTGTAATGGTCATTGGTTGTGGGGTTACGAAGTAGGAAAAAAGCCGTAACCCCATCAGGTAGGACCTTGAACTCACCGCCGGCTAGGTCAAGTTTACCAGCAGGAGTGTGTTCCCGACTAACTGGTTCTGGATTAAATCCAGAGAGCCCACCATCCCGAAGTTCTTCGTTAAGCTGCAACCACAGATGCGTGTAGTTTTCACTGAAGTCTTCATTGGTGAGACCGTTGTCGGCCAAGTCAAAGATTTGCTCCAGTGGGACTTCAACTGCGATTGTGGCATCAATGAAGTTGACCATCTCAAGCATCGTGTTAAGGCTTATTGGGGATTTTTCAGCAAATGTGTTGTGCTGAAGATCAGACAAGATCAGATCTTGAAACTGAGTATGCAGCAACTTCTGAATCTGTGGGTTCATTGATCATTCTCCATTTTCAGATGGATTTATGATGGGGTTATCATCAAATCCGGCAAAGAAACAACAATTGATCATGAGTCGTATGATCGAGATCAGGATGTTTTGCTCCAGAAAGATATCAAACAACACTACTTCTTGGGATATTTTTATCGGACCCAGCGTGTTGTAAAAGTTGATGTGTATTTGCTGTGGTGAAAGGTTAATCACCAGACTTGACCCACCATGAAACGTGATTGTGTAGATGATGAAATCATCTTGCGGTATTCTGACCGCTTGACCATTGTGACTGAATGTTGTCACTGGGTGTTCGAGTTGAACATTATCAACTTTCTTTGTCCGGAAGAGTTTGAAAATCAACCGCATGGTATCTTCAATAACTCTGATTTCTTCTGGAGTTGGTGGAGTTGCTGTGTGTGAGTCATGTTCTTTAAAATTTCGAGAGTGAGCAATGGTCATTCGCAGGTTCTTTGATGTCCTCACGAATTCGCAATGCTTCATGACCTCGGCTGGAACCAATTGCAGTATTGACACTGCTTTCCTCAACGTCTCAAATTCAGCATCCCGAGATGCCCGTTTTGTGGAGTTTGCAAGGATGCAATCTCGTATTTGTGTTAAGATCGGTACGTAGTACGAATCAAATTTCTTCAGTGGAGAATCCAAGATCTGGTCGATGACTTCCATATATCCCTCGTTAGTTTCGACTGGATTGTGATTATACAGTGAATACCACTGTTGGAGTTTTACAATGACCTATACAGTTTTATCAATTGACCCGGGAACTAATTCCTTTGGGTATGCGTTTAGTCAAGTCACTGATAACAATTTTGAAGTATTTGAGCATAACACACTTTACCCATCTGCTTACCCAAAAGAAAGCAGGTATCGTAAAGACCACAAGTGGTACTCAGATCGAGTACTGTGTGGTAAGGTAATAGGTAGAACAATTCGAGAATTGGTGATGATGTACAAACCAGACTACATCGCTAGTGAAGATGCGTTCTACAATCCTTCTCGTCCAAATGCATTTATTTCGTTGCTGATTGCCATCTACGCGATGGAATCAACCTTACACGGAATGTATGAAGAAGGTATACTCATTGATCCAGTGACAGCGCGAGTATTCAAAACTCCACCCACATTGATCAAGAAAGTGATGTCACATGAGCTTGGTGGTAAAGCGACAAAAGACGATATGACCACGGCACTTAACTGTCGTGTACAACAAAAAGAAATAACCTTTCGTGGGTTTAAAGTAGGTAAAATGCCTGACAGTGCTTTGTTCACAGAACACAGCATTGATGCGATAAGCATTGGCTTTACCTTTTCAAAGTTGTGGAAACCAATGCTGGATGCAAAAGTATTGGAACCACGGATGACTTCCTTTACAAAGACTGTGAAGAAGTTGTTGAAGAAATGTAAATATAAATCGCCTTACTTGACGTAGCCATCTGGGTACCAGGAAATCCTGGTACCCAGATGTTTGTAGTGCACTACGTTCCACAATCCAGCAAGGAGGGATCGATCGCTGGGACCGAATCCACTTGAAGTTTGTTTGATGCGCAATTGTCAACCACAGAGTTGGTAGTCTGGTGATCAACTGCGTCATCCGCAGGTGTCTCCGCTACTGCGGTTTTTCTCATAGGGGACGGAGACCGGAAGTGCCGAGCACGAGGTCGGCCATTCCTATCCCCGGCTATTTTTTTCCGGAATGCCGATTTGCGGTCCGGGTGTTGATGTCAGTGGTGGCAGAAGCCGTGGTGCTGACCTGTTCAGCACCAACGATGGTCACCGGATTGCCGGCGGGATCAGCGCTCTGCACAGACCCTTCAGTCTGCGCAGCGCTGTCAGCTGTCATGAGCGAATGCTCAGTCGGCGGGATCGCGAAGTTGTTGGAGTCTTCGATGGGGATGCCACTGTTTTCACCATGGCTGGGGATACCCGTGGTGTGGGTGACCATGGCATCACGGTTGTCGCTGTTGACCCAGCGGTCAAGGAGACCTTCGTGGTCGTTGAGGTTGATGCCAAGCTGCTTGAACCGCTCGATCAGCAGGTATTCAAACCTGGGGTCCTTGCCGAGCTTTTCAAACAGTTCGTCGTTGACCTGGTCCAGTGGGAGACGGCCGGTGAGGATGTCGCTGATCTGGCGACTTTCAAGGTGCTGCGCGAAGCGTTCTTCCAGCTCTTCAAGCTTGGGGTAGTCGACAATCAAGTCGACCTGCATGTTGATGTGGTTGATGGCCTTGGCGATCAAGGCACGTTCTGCCCAATCCATTGCTTCAAGTTCACGGATGACAGGAAGCAGTTTGCTGAAGTCTGCGGTGCTCATGATAGATCCTTTTTAGGTAATGTTAAAATGTTGAGGATGGTATCCTGAGCAGTGATATATCGGTAGAAAAAATTTCATTCACATGTTTAAGTAGATAGTACCACCCTGCAGCCAAGCAGCTGCAGGGTGGTACACGTGCCGGGGAAGGGCGCTTACTTCAGGTATTCGCAGCCGTCGAAGGCGTTCTTGACTTTTTCAGCCAGGTCGCTGGACATGGCGGCACCAAGGCCACCGCCCATGATTGCCTGACCCTTGCCGGTGCCGAAGGTGCGGTAGGATTTCTTTTCACCGGTAGGCGTGGTGATTTCGCCTTCGCGCATGGCTTTGGACGAGGCGTTGATCTGCAGGGAGCGGCCGACATTGCCGGACACACGGGTTTCGAAGTTGCGGGGATCGGTCTTGGATTTGACGGCGGTTTTGATGCGATCGATGTTGTGCACGGTGGCGCAGTGATGGGCAGCGCGGGTCAGTTCGACGACGCCGGTGGCGACTTCTTTGATCTGGTCACGCGTGATGCCGCGTTCGCCAAGGGCTTCAAGGATGATAGCTTCGGGAACTTCAAGCTCAGCAATGTGTTCTTTGCCCTTTTCGGGGGCGGCCACGGTGGCGCCTTCGCGCATTTTCTTGGAAAGGGCTTCAATACGGTTGGGATCATTGCTGGCGATTTTTTCGGTACTCATGACTCTGTTCTCCATGGAAAGTGTTTGTGTTGATAAACCATACCGCTGTTAACAGCATGTGATACCACCAAGAAGTATAGATTTACTTTCCTGACAGGACCACAATGTTGTAATATATTTCTATTCAGTGTTTCACCAAATCGAAATCAGTGATTATTCCTAACTGGTTTTGAATACTCCAAGACGTTGGAGCTTTTCCAATGTTGTGGGATAGTCTTCTTCTGACGGATGGCCATAGTTGAAAACTTCTGCAAGGCTGAAGAAGACAGGAACCGACATGTACTTCAAGATCTTCTTCGTTTGGGATTCCCGCCAATCTGCAAATTCAGTAGTGTCATCAGCATAGATGACATCACTGAACAAGTCGTCCACCCAGTTCACGAGGTTTACTGGGTTACTCCCAAAATCCTTGTTGAGCGCAGTTGCACACAGGTAGTTCTTCAGATTGACAACATTGCCGGCGGGTTGACAGATCTTGACAAGCGGTTTCTCCACCATGTAGAAGTCATGACGCAGTGTCGGAAGGGAGTTCACCCAGTCAGCGAGAGTGATTGTTCCTTTGATTGATGACAGGTCGTCAATAAACGTTTTGACGTACTGTGGATTTCCGTACTGCTGAAGCAAGGACTTCTTGCTGGAAAGCACTTCGAAAATATCCGCTGTTGACCCAATCACTTGATGGTCAACAAGGAGACGACCAAACCGTTGATGCTGTGGCAACCTGCAAGCGACATTTAAGAAACGAGTAATCGCCAGATACTTGTAGATTCGGCAGTTACTATTCGGACAGATGGGATCACCGATCGTTTCATCAATGTCCAGCTCCTCCCCACAGATTGGGCAGAACCGAGGTCCATAGACGACAGAGGCCGTTCGGGTGGTGTGCTTTTCAGGGTCACCATGATACCTTGATTTCAACCGCCAACGAAAGACCAGATGGTTCTCATCATCCTTGGCACTGAGGTTGAAGTACTCGTTCTCCTGTTCTTTCAGTTCAGTGCGTCCATTGTCCATTAAACGAAAGACTTCGAACGAGTCACCGATGGTGACATCTTCCGTATCCATCAGAACAGCGCAGATGGTCTCGGTGTTAAATTGTGTACAGTCATTGAGAATCTTGGCCCAGCCCGGAGCAGAAGTAACCAGCTTGAGCTGGATGCGACCATCCACTTCAACCGTGTAGAACACATCACTGATCTCAACGGTACCAAGACACTTATATTGCGAGTCATCCTTCAGTTCTTTTGGATGCGCATCAACGTAGATGAACTGTTGACTTTTCATCAAACACTCCTCTTTAGCAGAGATTTCTGTATACAATCAAGAATTGTCGTAAAGATCCACAGCATACGTTCAAGGTTGTAATATATCGTGGAAAGACCTTTCGTTGAATTGGTATTTGATGGTACGGTTATATAAAGGAGAACATGTATGCGGAAGTTTATTTTTAAACTCATTGTTTTGTTGGTAGTTCTTTGTGGTGTTGCTACTGACCAGATTGCAACTGAGGCAGTGATTGCAGCAACAATCGAAGACAAGCCCATCAGAGAAATGGATCATTTCAAATCTTCGAAAAGCTGGGGAGCCAACATTGACATGTGGTGCGTCAATGGTGTTGTAGTACTCATTCATGAAAAGGGGTTCATGCTGCAGTTGTTTGATGTACCATCATTTAGCACTCAACCAGCACAGCCAATGAAATGCAAGTAAAGACATCCCTGCTAGGATAGCCTAGCAGGGATAGTCATCAATCGAGGGTTTCGATTTTGAGGACCTTTTCACCAAAGGCCATTGTGACAAAGGTAAACAGTAGTCCAAGGAAATGATGGTACTTGACACGGCAGTCAATGTCGTGTTGTGCACCAACAAGGTAAGGACAACCACCCATGCAGAAAGAAACTACTGGGCAGTTACTACACTTACTACCTCGGCTACCATAACCATGAACTGTTGGCATTTTGATGTCTGGTCCGGTTGTGGTGGGATCAGTCTTGTCACCAAAATCCAGCAGGTTACTGTAAGATGCTGGTTCCCCATTACCAAGATGATCCGAAGCTGCAAAAGTCTGGCATGGTAAGATGTTACCATTCAGGTCCAATGTCAGCATGTATGGATCGGTGGTGAAGCACAAAGCTTTTTTGGGGTTCACCAAGAATTGCGGAAGTGACCACTTCTGAAGGAAGAGATCATACAGCATCTTGTAGTTGTCAAAACGATGCAACCCAAGCTTCAGTAGATCGTGGTAGATCATCGCTGTATACTTGGGTAGATCGTCATGATGCAGCGCGTATTGTGCCGTGTCGTCTTGGATTGGGATCACAGGAATTGATTCAGCGATTGGTACTTCGCAACCTTCAAAGGCTTTGTCGTACCATTCTACCAAGGATGTGAGTGAACCCACAGCTGAGGTGATCACCGGATTGACTGCAAAGTTCCTTCCTTCATTCAAGTACTTCCGGTGTTGGTTGGGCACCTTTTCCTTTGCCAACTGTAACAGGATGTCTCTGGTACGAGAACCCAGAGCCAATGGATCAATCCCACGGAGATGTTGACCCGGACCGTCATGAGAAAGGATGAAACCAAACTGGTCGTCGTTCAGAATGACATCGCCCATGCGCTTGGTGATCAAACTACCATTGGTCACGATAGAGAACCCAATGTTGGGATTGATCTCCCGGAATGCATCCATAAAGAAGCAGATGGTTGGCCAGTACAGCAGTGGTTCACCACCCCAGAATTGGATAACCTTCAACTGGGAAAGATTAGTCGTTTTGAACAAGTCCATCATGAACTTGCTAACTTGTTTGGCCGGGGGCAGGTCAAGAGGTGAGTGACTCTGACTGCAGTATTTGCACTTGAAGTTGCAGGCGTGCCCAAGAACGATACGCAAGTTTTTCGGGTTGTCGAATCTTGTGTTCGCATGCATGTGCATGTTCAGTTGGTTACTCACTTTGGAACAATCTTGATCAGCATTGATATCATTCCTGACCGTGATCGGAGTACCGTCCATCTGGAAGAACTTAACGCTGACTGGATCGAACTTAAGCTGAGTACCATTCTTTAAGGTAATCAGTTGCATGTGAACTACCTTTGTTGGTTGTGGTAATAGTCCCCGTTAACTTGAATCAAGAATTTCTGAGTCTTGAAAAACAGGAACGCAGTAAGGATACCCAGGTACGTGTTGTACCGCATCAGACAGTTGGTGTCAGCATGCTGACCAGGAGCAATGTGTGGGCATACCCCACGGCACAGTGAGATCACAGGGCAGTTGGTGCAACGACCGGCGCGATTGATCGGAGCATAAGGAAGTTCTTCCTTGATGTCATCCAGCTTGGTCAGATGGCCGATGACTTGATCAGGAGTGTAGTTGTCATACACCTGACAAGGGGTGAGGTTACCATCGAGATCAGTGCAGATAGTCATCAACTGTGACCCATGACATTTGGCTTCAGTCATGTTGTAGATGTAGTCAGGGGCAGCTTCCATCAAAACGAAAGCATCCCACAGCTGTTGGTATTCCACAACACTTCTGACGATATCCCCACGGATGATGTCGTTGGCGATCTGGAATGAGAACTTCGGCATGTCTGCTGGATTGATCGCGTAAGACAACGCATCATCATTGTACGGGATGACTGGTTCGATCTTCATGATCGAGACATCGTTGTCAAACCTCTTTCGGAAGAAATCCACAATCGTGAAAGGTGACGGACACAATTTGGTCAGCACCGAGTTGATGTGAAACTTGCTTCCTTCAGCCGTCTTCATGTGGGTGTACAGATCCATGATCTTGCTTTCATGCAGCTTCAATGGATCTGCCGTGCGAAGACTTTGCCCAGGACCATCGTGAGAGAGCTTAAAGAGGTATTTAAGCGACTTTATGTCTGAAACGATGTCATTGGTCAGCAAACTGCCATTCGTCGTTATATGGTGCGTTACGGGCCGTTTTACGTGTGTCTCGATTCTGTCCATCAAGTACCGGATTTCATCCCAATACAAGAGGGGTTCACCGCCCCAGTACTCCACACGTTCAAGCTGATGCAGTGACAGGTTGTTCGTGAGCATCTGCATGAATGCTGCTAATCGTGCCGGATTGAAAGAATCTTTCCGACCATGATGATCTTGACGGCAATACTTACAGCGAAAGTTGCAAGCGTCACCAAGCATGATTTTGAGCACTTTTGGTGACTTGCTGTGGATCTTTGTTTGCACAGTCATCAGCGGTTTGATATCTTGGACATCCTGACCAAACTTCATGGTGTACGGATTGAAGTCGATCTTGAATTTCTCAAGCGATTTGTCATTGAAGACTAGACTTAACATATCTGTTCCTCAGGTTTATTTTTGGTGTAACCGATGCATAAATAATGCAGTAGATATACAGAGTCAGGGAGTACTCCCTGACTCTGTGAGAATGACTGTTAGATGATTGCGATATCCGCTTCAGCAGAGTTTGTCATGAACCTGAAACCAGCTTTGACCTTCATGATGTCACCCTTCTCAAGACCAAGGGAAATGAACCGGAAAGTACCATGACCGTTTTCATCCAACCGGATACGTGTCTTCGGCAAGTAACCATTGACGCATTCCAGATAGATTTCAGCCGGGGAGTGGATTTCATCACCGTACCACTCCCGAACCAATTGCACGTCAAATGTGACTGATTCATCAGGAAAGACCACGCCGGTGAAATCTTCGACAACCAGATCCGTGCGCAACAGTGAGTGAGTGCGACTGGGGAAGTTGTTGACGATCGGATACCGTTTTGGCTGCTGGGTGAGTTTGAGTTTGGGACGCCAAACCTGCTGTTTGATCGCTTCATCCTTGTGGATGAGATCTTTGTAGATCTCACTGCTGTTGCAGATGTCCTGCGTCCGATCACCAGTGATCACTTCTACGGTGCAAGCAGGGTCAGCTGCCAAGTTGACACAGCATTCCGTGAACTTGGTGCTCTTCAGTTTCTGTACCCAGTTGATCACCCGGTAAGCAGGGATCAACACATGAGCTTCCACGGAAGAAACTTTACCGATGTAGCTGGCGGCACTGATGTTGATCAGGTATCCGTTGCGGTTGATTGTGTTGAATCTGGGCATGTGAGCACTGACTGCAGCGCAGACATCGGCATACGACAATCCAGAGTCAACGAACTGTTGGATGATCCTGACACAGCTGTGCATGTAAGAGATGTCATAGTCCTTGAGATGCATGCCAAATTGGGTGTTGTCTTTCCAGTCATTGCGCTTCTCAAGGAACTCACGAGTAAGCCGATACCCGAGAACCAAGAAGTCCTTCTGCTCACCTTTGACCATGGTGCGGTAAAGGTACTCTACCTGAAGAAGGTCTTCCTCACGGGTAACTCGAATAACAAACGGACGAAGGATGTCCATCTCTTTCCGGATGATAAACAAGGTTGGTTTACCCATTGGGGGTCTCCGTTTGTTGGGGGTCGCTCATGAACTGCTGATGACTGGCAATGAACGCAGTGGCGTCTTCGATCTCAGTTTCGGTAAGAACCCGTACTTCTTCATTGTTCAGTTTTTCAACATCTCCTGGTTTCAGCCCACCAGTCAGCTTCATCGCCAACACCAGCGCATCCTGCTGGATTTGGTTTGATTACGGCTTCTTCACCCAGGCGGTCGATGTCGTCTTTGTTGATGGCAAAGTCACTGAAGTCGATTTGGATCACCAGTTCACCATCACGATGATAGGTGTACACTTTATCGGTTTTGAGACGATACTGTTCAGTATCCTCTTCCATCACAAACTGACTGGGAAGAGAAAAACGTTCTGCCTCAGATTTGGTATCTTCGTTACTCATGTTGCACTCCATGAAATTGTTTTAGATTGGTACCATCTTTATAGATAACAAGATTAATCATTGACAGAGTACCCACCTTAAAAGGTGGGTACTCTGTATAAAGGTCTGTTATTTACTGGCAATTGAATTGCTAATTAGTCGCAACCTCAGTCACAACAGCAGGCACACGCACAATTACAATTGCACCACTGAACAGTGGCAGGCTTGTCACCAGACGTCGAGCAATAGCTGTCAGGCATGGTGAGCATTTCCGGATAGTAATTGCACCAAACTGCTCGGCTACTGCAGTTGCCGACGCATGCACAACCAGACCAGTTACCAGTCATCCAGTAGTACGACCAGTAAAAGTTGTCATAAGCTGCGCGCCAAAGACCATTCACTTTCACGTAAATAGCTTTGGGATTGATGTATTTACCAGCAACCTTCACAAAAGGCACACACCCACGATAAGCACCTTGGGCCCGCACCTGTACTTTATAGACTGCCGACGCCATGGTTGATGGTACCTCCGACAACTACAAGAGTTTCTTCGCCTTCTTTGGCCGGAGCAGAAGGATACGCCTGGTTGTAGTTGACCACTTTGTACTTCTGCAGTTTGGCATTGACCTCGTCAACGATGGCGTCAACTGCCACATTGGTGGTGGCAGATTTGATCCGGTAGACGTAGTTGTACATCTCACCATGATCGGCGCCGGCCACAAACAGGGCTTCGTCAGTGTAGTCTTCAAGAATCTTAGCGCACAGTTCTTCTTTGGTGCTCTGAGGATTCTTGGACAGGAAGCCGTCAAGGAAAGGAGTGCTGACCTTGGAATCGGCGGTAAACGCCTTGGCTTCATTGTACTGGATGTTCCACTGGATCATTTCCTTGGGTGTGCGGAAACCAGCATTCGCACGAATGTCCTGATGTTCGTAGTACACCCGCAGTGTCATGAGGGCATCATTCTTGACACGGACAAGATCACGTTTGTCCATCCAAGTCAATGTCGCAAAATCCAGTGAGTACCGGTAAGAAGGCTGAGTGGGCAGTGCCTTCCATTCGGTTTCAGTGAAGAACATCACCATGTCGTCTGACAGTTTGGTGACGTTGAACAGCGGAAAACCATCTTCTTTGAAGGCCACAAAGATGGGTTCCCATTTGCCGGTGGTTTCGTTGAACTTCGCCATCGGCATGGGCGGCCGCTCGGTGATTGAGTACTTCAGGTTCTTTTCAATCGCCAAGGACTTCATGATCACACCAACGAACACTCGATCGGTGTTGTAGGCGGCCACTTCGTAGTCTGCAGTATCAATGAAGACATTGCAGAAATTCTGAACCTTGACGAGTTCAGCTTCTGAAAGATCAACTTTCAGGATGGTGCTGAGGTTGTTTTCATCCTTGGTTGCCAACGTGTAGTGGGCAAAGTTCATGGATGGTTCGTAGCTCAGGGTTTCGTACTCGAAACCCAGGTCAGGTTTGGTGCTGATCTCAAACAGGATACCCTGTGAGACAACTTTGCCACCAGAACCATTCCAGTAAAGTACGCAGTCTGTCATGATGATTTCCTTGGGGGTAAAAATTACCGGTACACAATCCACAGGTCGTTGTCATTACCGATCGCATGGTCTGGATCAGACATGGTGATGAAACGCTGGCAGTAGGCGTCGCCACGAATGTCAGTCGTGTGGACGACCTTTGTCCAAGTTGACCAAGTGGTACCACCGTCTGTCGAATTGCGGCGATACAGTTTGGTTGCGTCTGTCCTCAGTACGAATGCCTGATCCAGATTGTTGTCACGACGTGACACGGTCAAGAACCCACCAGAACCGATGACTGGGAAGTTCAGCGTGGCGTATGCGTCCTCAATATAGTAGTAACCTGTCAAAAGGTATGAGTTCGCATTGTTGCCAAAGTGGTTGATGTTCAGCTCACCTGAAGCAGGCTTCCAGAAAGTTTCACTGCCCACAGCACCAGGAATTTTGATACCGATGCCAGCAACTGCAGGACCATTGTCGGCAGTGCATTCGTATCCTGTGCCGTTGTAGAACACCAGAGCAGGAGTGATATAGTTCAGGTCCTGATTGTAGGTGACCTGGCCACCAGACTGGAAGTAATGCAACCACTCCGTGATCAATTTGAAAATTGAGTTGAAGTCAATACGACTGGGAGGGAGACCACCATCCGCCAGAGGTTTGGAGCATTCCTCAGGGAAACCAGCATCGAACGATGCTTTGCCGGGAGTGGTGGTTGTCTGAGGGAGCTGTGTGGTATCGCCAGAATTGGCAAATGGTTCCGGAAACACTGTTGGTTTGACAGGGATTGTTGCAGTCATATCAGCCATGGACTTTCTCCTTAAGAAAGATATCTGTAATGCATACTACCATCCATACTCTCCTTAAGAAAGGAGAGTAGGAAAGGTGCTGTTCATTTAATATTGCTGTCCACAGAATACTGCCAAGTCGAAAACCTGGTACGGTCAAACCGGATGTGAAGGTTGTTCCCTTTCAAGAATGGGAACGAGAGCTGTTGCACCCCTTCATGCAACTCTTGTGACAATCCACCGTAGAAAAGGAATACTGGTTCAGGATACTTCCGATGGAAATCAATAGAGACGAGAAGACGATCACTGATCACCGAAACATCAATGATTTCCCAGACATGCTGGAATTCTTGATCAATTGCTGTGAGCTGATCAAGTTGAACCATCGTCAGAGTGTTCCGGTCAATCGTGGCAGACTGCCACGTCAGTTGGCTCTGAGGCAAGAAGATCTTAATGAACGTGACTTCATCAGACTTCTTGTCAATCTGAGCAAAGCAATTCTGCCCAAGTTGAGGGCACAGTTGCTTTGAGTTGCAACCGATGAAGCTGGCGACTTCTCGAAGGTTGTACAACGGGTAAAGCTTTTGAAGCTCAGCGTTGTACATGATACCAACAGTAGAGTTTTGTTCTAGAAGTTCTGGAGATACCTCCACTACCTGATCCAAGAAGTCCAACTTGAACTGATAGACACCATTGGCCCGCTCAACGATCAGTTTACACGGGAGTTGGATGCTATCGGCAAAGACGAATAAGTGGTCTATGGCCATACTTCCTCACGAACCATGGAATCATGGTTTTGTAAAATTGACATTCATGATCCGAGAACTTGCTTTTGTAACAAGCTGCTCCACAGTAGCGATACACCAAACAGGTTTGACATTTTGGTTGATGCTCGCGGAGTTCAGCTTTTTGAACATCAAACCAATTGATGTCAGAAAAGGTGTAAGCTTTGATCGTACAAACAAGAAACCAACTGCCCTTGATTGTTGATCTTGATCAGATTGTTGTTAAAGCAAGTCGTCTCACCAAAGGAAAAATTGTTCTGGTGAACTTTTGATGCAATCCACAAATAGATTCCAAAGTACTTGGACATTGGAACACTTGTTGGGGCGGCATCAACAAAGTAGTCAATTGCCAGCTGACAATCAGCGATCAGTTGATCAAGCTGCTGATCGGTAATGACAAAGGGTTGATGCTCTTGGACCAAGGCATGCATGAAGTGAGGAATGCACCAGATAGGAGTGACGTATTCTTTAGAGATCTCATCGATGAATGTCATCTCTTTGAGCACATCACAATTGGTGTTCATCACCGTATAACTCAACCACAATTCAGATAGCTGGTAAAGGATATCCCAGTTGACCGGCATTTTTCGCAGAGAGCTGCTGCCGTCATAAGAGATACAAATCTGAGTTTGAAATCGTTTCAACTTGTCAAGATACTTGTCAAGAAGGATACCATTTGTACCAACTGACCACTGATACTTCAAACGAAACTTCTTTTGGAGGTATTCGATTGTGTCCCAGTAGACCAATGGTTCACCACCAAGAAACTTCACTCTGGAATGTTCTGGAAGTTCATTAATCCTGACGGCTAATGCTTCAGCATCGGGTTCAAGATGACCATTTTTTTCACAGTGACAGTACTCACAAGCGGCGTTGCACTGGCTACCTAAATGGATGGTGAGTGATTTCATTTTGGAGTATCCTTGTCAAAGGACAATAGAAGCTCAATGAACGGAAGAAACATCGCTCGTTTGATTCCACAGTAATTACCGTTGATTTGGTCAGCTGGAACAAGCATGCATCCCCCTTTGCACATTGCAACAACTGGGCAATGCTGACAAGTCTCAACCACCCTAGTTTTCGTAGGATCATTGCGGATCACCGCCTTCATATACGGAAGGTAACCGGAGTAAATATTCCCGAGTACGGTGGCCACATTGTGACACTGATACAGTGTACCGTCAATTCCAAGGTTGAGCACAGCATACCCATTTTCACATGCACAGGTACTGTACAAGAAGTCGGTGTCGTTTTTAATTGACTTGGTCAACATCCCAAAGATCTGATCAGCGTGATGAGCGTAGTACGGGTTGTGTTCTTGGTTCAGCAACCGTTTTTTCAGTTCGGCACACAAGATCTGATTATCGTTGTACAATCTTGAGAGATCAAGCTTTTCAAGCTCGGGGTCTTTCGATTGAAAGATGGTGTCAAAGTTGATCGAGCAGTGATTTCCAGTAGCAGCATGGTAATCAAGAACGAATGGCATCGCAGCATCGATGATCTCTACTGGATATGACTCGGATGTGACGACAGCTGACAAACTAAGCCGAATAACTTGCAACAACAATATTCGGTGTTTTTCAGAATTCAGAACATCAAACCCACGAAGTTCTTGTGTGTTTGGCCCATCCCACGACACACAGATGCTAACATTTCGCTGGTTGCAGGTATCCACGATTTCTTGAGTAAGACCAACACCGTTGGTGATCATGGAAAACTGGATGTTCTCAACACCTTCGAAATGATCTAGTGTTTCCTTGATTACCGAATCCCAGTGAAGCAAAGGCTCACCTCCAAAAAATTGGAGGTGTACTGGTGTTTCTGGGTTTGCTTCAGCAATCTTTTCAATGAATGGAAAAATGTCGGGGTTGAGCTTAACCGGAGTCGTATCTAAAGACTGCAAGCAATACTTGCAAGACAGATTACATTTAGGTCCAAGCATCAGAAAGATAGTTCTGACAGCAGGGATAGAAAGCAGATTGTTCATGGTTTAATCCTTATTTGCAGTAGTGAGAAGGCAAACACCTTCTCACTACTATATTTAAATTAACGTGAACTTGTATTCATCCCAAACAGGGTACCATCGCCAGCCAACCTTGATTTTGAATTCACCAAGATGACCAAACGGGTACAGGTGGAATTTTGCTTTGCCTTCAACCAACGGGACTCTGGTTGTGCGCAAAAGACCACAAGTGGTTTCAAGCGTTAGTTCATTACAGTCGACTGGGCGTTCAAGCTTTGTTGACCAATCAGAGGTATACTTCTGGAGATTAAACTCCAAACATTCCTTTGTTGGAATTGCAATTGTTTCTGCATTGGTGTCTTTTCGAATACCGTTTTGGTCTGCCCAGTATTCCAAGCCATTGATTCCGACCGCATATCGATCCCAAAGCGTCCAACGGGCATTGGATTTATGCGAGTGAAATGTGTCTGCCGGCAGTGGGGTGCGGACTTCGTATGGGATCGAGCTATTGACGATACTATCCGGATTCCAACCACCAAAGACAGTGATCACAATGTCCTTTTCTTGGTCGGTGTACAAACCAGTGTCAACTTGACCAAGTGGGTTGTGTGACCAAAAGTCAGCAATCCCCATGAACGATTCCCGTGGGCCATAACCAAGGCGGAGATAGTTCACGAGTTTGAGTGATCCGGCATGGATCACCTGATCCAACTCTTTGAAAATTGTGCTGGGCACTCGTTCAACGAAGTTGCCACTAAACAGTCCATAAGAGTGGTAAGACTCGATCAAGGTGGGAGAGCACTCATTGACGATCCCGTTGGTTGAGTCATCAATGACTTTTACAGAAAGTTGGTTGTCCACCAGATCAATTGAGAACTTTCTTGTCTGATCAACAGCCAGGGAGTATATCTTGAGCATGATGGTCTCCTATCAGTTGCACTGCAAACAGTTATTTTCACACCAACCACTTTCACAACTTTGACAGCTTTGACACACCTGACAGATTTGACAAGTCTGGCAACATTGTGGGTTGGTTAAACAATTGCAGTTTTGAGAGTAATAACTCTCAAGTTGTTTCACCCCAGCTTGCAGCGAAGTAAGTGTCACCCTCTCCGGGAAAGTTACGGTGTGAGTATGCTTGTCGATTACTGGTTTTGTTTGACCAGATTTGTAGGTTACACTGTCACGGATTTGCTCAAATTGAGTAGTCATGTCAATGATTTCTTGTCTGGTTGGTAAAGACATGCTACCTCCTAAGATCCGTCATCACCACAATTGCAGTTCCAACAATTTTGGCATTGACTTTGACAAGTTTGACACCATTGACAACTTTGACAGGATTGACAGGTATAAGAACAGTTTGCCTGGCAACAGTTACTTGGGGCACAGTTGCAGTTAACAACATTCTTACTGTACGCATCCAGTTGAGTAAGCGCAGTTTTCAGTTCTTGAATGTGCACAAACTTAGGGAATCGACTGAACCCAGTAAAGGTAGTTTGAGTAATCGTTTCATTAACGGCCATTTCAAACTCCTTTAGGTCACGTCAGCAAAACGCCCAACTGTGGTTACCCAAGCCGACCCGTTCCAGTAGTTGATCGTTGAGTCGGTAGTATTTACCCACAACACAGTTTTCTTTTCCGGTGCAGTGGCTTGGATGGCAACCAATGAAAGAGCGTCCAAAGCTGTCTTCAACTGTTTTGGGTTGACAGCTTTGCCGGTTTCTGTACCAGTAGCGATGTCAGCATCACTGGCAACTTGGATGTGCCCAACCACAGTAGTTGAAGCTGCGATTGAGCCATGTTGTGCAGTGAAGTCACTGACTTGACTCAGGTGGATACTGATTGGATCAGTGCCACTTGTGTCATGTGTGCCGTGGTGAGGAGCTACGCTCATGTCAATGTTCTTATCAGGAAGGGCACTCCATTTGGCGACCCCATCACCAATGCGAACCTGACTCATGGCGTTTTCAACAACATGCGCCGCTTGACCAAATGGGATCACTGGATCATTTGTTTGCCAGTAAGCCAGTGGTTTTGACACAATTGTGATTTTGATGATAAGTTCGTTCATGATTGCCTCATTGGTAAGCTGGCAGACTGATGACCTGCTTGTTCTTTACCCACACTTGGCCAGAGATTGATGCTAAGACTACTTCAGCGTAGTCAATCAACTCTTGGTCTGTGACGGTGTCGATTGGTTTGTCCAACGCCAACCACGGGATACTGATGTTGACGAATGTCCGATGGTATTTGTCGTCGTTGGGGATCAATCGAGCAGCATGCCAGATACACCGCAATGAGCGGGAAACCTTTGCCAGCCAGTCAGAACTGCAGATGTGAAATGACAAGGCATTACCATACGGAACTGTGATCCCGGTGGGACCAACATGCCAAGAGTACACTTCGTCATGATAGGACGCTTGGTATGATTCAGCATTCACTGCGAATGTGCTGTAGGTGAAGTGCCGATTAGTTGCATCATCACCAGTGATCGGACAGACCACTTGATCACATTCACTGTAGAGCTGGTTAAGCAGCATCCGATAAACTTCTTTTAGCCGTTGATTGTTGCCACACTTCAGGTAGATGGCATCAATGTCAACGTACGGGAACATTGCATCATTATTCATGAGTGACATAGTGATCCTCTTAATGTTTAGGTAAACCTAGCCAAATGATAGTCACTAAAAATGGTTAGTTCCCTGATTTCCTACGTTAAGGTATTGTGATATGCCTTCCAACTTAACTAAGAAGGTTCGCATGTACGTTACGAAAGTTGAAATAAAAGGATTGAAATGGTTGGATGTCGTTGGAGACATTCGATCAATACAGATAGAGGCAATGAGTCAGGTACAGATTGTTATCGGTACAAATGGCTCAGGTAAATCAAAACTGATTGCACAAATCACTCCTCTTCCAGCAACTAAGAGTGATTACCATACCGGTGGTTACAAGAAGCTAACGATCTTGCATGACGGTGAAGAATACGTTATCACGTCAAGCTTTGAAAAGAAGCAGGGGAAACATTCATTCTGCAAGAATGGTGCTGAGTTGAACGTCAATGGGTTAACCAACACCCAAATTGACTTGTGTGCTCAACACCTTGGTTATACTCAGTTGATTGACGACCTGACACATTGTCGGTATCAGGTAACTAACATGTCGGTTGCTGATCGAAAGCAGTTACTACTGAGTATGAGTCCATCCGTACCAGACTTTATTGTCCAATTGCACAAACAAGCAAAGTCTGAACTGCGAACAGCTAAGAGTAATCTTCAGTTGTTGTACACCAGAAAGCAGACAGTTGAAGAGAAATTACTCTCTAAAGAGATCATCGCTGACATGATGGAAAAGTCCACGATCTTAAGCAGCAGCAGCTGGATCTTGGGAATGAAATCTTTCTGCTCAATAGTCGAATCAAGGAATATCAAGATGAACGTCTGACGATTGAACATGAAGAAGTGACGGTTGAGAAAGCCGTAAAATATCGTAAGCGGGTGCAACATATTCTTGCCACAGCTCCGATGCGATTTGAAGTAGACGAGTTTGAGAACCAGATGACCGCGTTGGTTGCTCAACGTAGCCAGTTTGAAGAGCAGTTGAAAAACACACGGGAGTCATTTGAAAAGATTCAGTCAGAGCTGCAGCAGTATGATCCTTCAATGTTCACAGTCCAAGACAATGAGCAGAAGGACTGTATTGACTTGATTTCCGTCAAGTTGAAACGCCTCGATGAGATCAAGGAGTTCTTTCAGTTTCCAACCATTCCCGACTCACAGGTTTCAAGACATCAGCAGGTACAAGAACGATTGTACGATTTGTTTACTGGTGAGAACGCTCAACTTCATCGAGTTTGGTATCCCACGGATCGATGCAATCGAGTCAACTACAAGTATAACCAATTGCAAAATCGTTGGCAACATCACAAAGAACGGATGCGGATAGCCGACGATCAGCTATTTCAGATTGAAGAAGAGCTAAAACAATTGCTGAATGGTCCGACGGAAATCCTTAGCAATTGTAAAACCTGTGATTACGCTGTACACTTTGGGTCGCAACGTAAAAAACTTGAAGTTAAAGCGAAGAACCTGAAAGTGGAGATTGAACAACAATCAAAACAACTTCAGAAAGTTGAACGAGTCTCAAACAAAATGTTTGATATGCTCGGCATCCTGAAGCAACAGTTAAGCACAATTGAACAGGTGTTCCAGTTATTATCGGGAACTGTTTGGCAGTACACTGAACGAGATCTACTGAAAATCTTGAATGGTGATTTGAATCACTGGTTGCATCAGTGTCACATGACCATTCAGGCACAGCAGTTTATTCGAGAAAAAGTTGAATTGGAGAAAGAGATTCAACAAGCTCAGTCAACAATTGATGCTCTCAAGAAAGTTCAGACACCAGCGATGGAGATACTCAAGAAGCTCTATCAAGAGAAACTTGCACAACTCCAACAGTGTCAGGTGGATGCGATTATGCTGCACACCCTTTGTCAGGATATCAATGAGAAAATCCAGTTTGGGGAACGGTATAAGAAGCTGTATGAAGCTGGGGAACGTTTACTCAAGAACGTAGCTAGCCATCATCAGTACGTCATGCTTGATGAGTATATCCAGTACTTGCAAACTTGTGTGCTGCCATCATTCACAGAACAGAAGCAGGAATTGGATAACCAGATCTACACCCTGACCAATCAGCTCAAAGAACAAGAAACTCTTCGGGCACGGTACACTGAGGAGATCACTTCTCTCATCGAAACGATTGAGAAGCGACAGAAGATCTACAACTATCTTGAGATCGGATTAAACCCTGAATCCGGTATGCCTCATCATCACACGTTGCAGTTCATCAATGCCATCCTTGAGAACGTCAACTTCATTCTTAACAAGATCTGGACGTACCCAATCCAGCTTGAGTTACTGAAAGAACATGACGATGTGAGCTGTGACTTCATGGCTCGGTGCAATAACAAACAACCCGGACCAATCAGTCGCTTGAGCAAGTCACAACAAGCAGCAATCAACTTTGCGTTTTACCCAGCATTGGTATTCGCTGCTAACGGGAATGATTTCCCGATGTTCTTCGATGAGTGTGATGATGGATTTGATCCACGTCACAAACAAACTCTTTTGGAATGGCTGAATGGATACATGGATTCGCAATATGCTCCGCAGTTGTGGATGATCTATCATGATCCTACCTTGTACTCTGGGTTCTTGTACAAGGATGTTGTCGTGTTTGAAGAAAGACAACATCCAGCTTCCACAGGAAATCAACCTGTACACAAAAATAAATGAGTTGTAGAAAGTGTCTCCACCGGGGTCCCGGTGGAGACACGGATTACTTTGTGGTGATTTCGAGATTCTTGAGGTATAAGGTGGAAGCATTTCTCATGCCAGCTCCAGTTCCTTCCCAATACGCTTGTTGTAAACGAACAATCGCAATGTCACAAGACGTCTCACCAAGAGTGAAACATTTGGGCATTGCAGAGATCTGTAGGGTGCCAGTGTACGTGGTTGTTGCTGTAAGTGTTTTTAGTCTGGTTGTTGCGTTATTTGTCCACACACCGTTTCGGCCATACCCGTAGTTGGCGTCAATTGTACCTTGGTACAGGTTGAACAGTGAATAAACAACTGATCCACAAATTGCCAGCACCATAAAGCATTCCCGTAACTGGGTGCCAAAGATCGCTTTCAGATCAACTGAGATCGTCTTTGGTTTCGGAATTGGTCCAAATCGGAGCATTGCGAGATTTGCCAAGGTTGCCGATGGGTAAAACAGGTCAATTGGAGATTTTGCGGTGACACCATATCGAATGTCCAACCCATTCACAGCATCATTCGTGTTCACCTGAGCAGCAGCAATGTTGTTTATTCCAACACTACCGTAAAGTGAATTGTTGACAACTGCTGCTATTTTGGCTGGGGTCGTGCCGCAGTTTGCAAATAGTTCCGGATACCAATGAAAATGATCCGGGTATTGCATATTGGCTAAGTCAGTTGCTTCACATCCCTGAAAAACTAACATTGCTTACTTACCTTTTGTCGTTTAAGATCCAATTAAAATGGAAGGATCTTCAGGGTACCATTGCTGCCAGCGCAGCAAAGCTTGGTTGAGTCAAGGATCTTTTCACCATACTCACCACCAGTGACCGTGATACGGCTTTGATCATTGATACTGCCACGGTTGAACAAGTAGATGGCACCACCACCTGAACCACCACCCGGGTAGCTTGGATGACTCACTCCGGGGACACCAACAAGACCAGCACCACCCTTTGAGCCGTTGGCTTCAATTGAGCCGTAAGGACCAATAATGATGTTGCCATGGACGAAGATGATCATCAGACCACCTGCGCCAGACGAACCATTGCGGGAGGTTTGTTTGCAAATACCTCCTGGGTTACCGGCACCGCCGCCACCACCAACTGAAGGAGTGGCATAGCCAGAATACGCACCAGCGCCACCGGCACCGCCGTTGTCAGAACCAACTGAGCCGCACCCGTAAGTAATGATTGAACTGCCGTCAACATGCCACAGGCAACCACCACCGGCGCCAGCGCCACCAGAGAAAGAAGTACCATTACCACCTCTGGTCGTGAGGAAGGCCGTAGTTCCTTCTTTACCACCGGTACCTCCACCTGCGCCACAGGCTCCCCTTGAATCAATGATTGGATTCGGGTTCGCAATGTACGGTGCTGCACCGAGTCCACCATCTTTATTGATCAACGTAAACTGAGAATAGTCGAAACCACTCTCAAGGGCAGATGTGTAGTAGATCAGTCGATAATCTTTATCGATGATCACATGTTGACCAGGACAGCTGGCACCACGGGCAGTCATGGACAGTTTGCCGTTGACAACCAAGTTACCCAAGATGTTGAGGTACAGACCTTTGCAGCGGTTTGACGTAGTCACCGTGTGACCAGCGTTAACTACAAAGTCGTTGTACGTTCTGACCACAGGTGCACCATCAAGAACCGATGAAAAGCTGTCATTGAGAGGGGTACCATCACTGATAAAGTTTGGTGACGTTTGTGGAAACGCGTACTTTATCTGATAGTTTTGGATCAGATCCGTATTCAATGCCTTTGTTTTGTAGAATGTTGGGTCTGCTCCTGATAAACAAAGAGGCATTTTCAGCTCCTTATATTTGAAAGATAATGAAGTTCGTATCACAACATATCTCACGGAATTACCCGTGAGATATGCGACAATTAGATACCTTTTGGCAATCGTCCTTTGGACACGTACTTATCAATGTAGTCACGCAATACTGAAATGGGGCAATCATATTTAACACTGAGAGATTCAATCGTTGGTTGCCCGATCAGATCTTTTGCCAAGTCCTTTAATGGGAGCATGGTCTTCATTGCCATCTTGGTCATATTCAGAAATTCTTCTGACTGACGGTTTAGTTGCAATGAGTTGATCCGACGAACAAAGAACTGAAGCTCTCGAGCAATAACCAGTCTTGATTCCCAAGCAGGATAACCAGAAATGATTGGTTCAGAGACAAAGATCGTTGAGCCAGCGCCCAGGTAATACGCATCTTTATTGCTCCGATCAATTTGTTTTAGCTTGCCACCAAGGAAGAAAAGTATCCTTAGGGGGTCAACTGGGAATTGATGATCCCAGTGCTGATAAAGATACTCAACTGAACTGAGTTCTCCGTTGAGATGACCAGAATGATCTACCACAGTTCCATGGATATCAAGAATTGAATGCGTCATGGAACTTACCCCAATGCCGGTGAAAGACTGGTGACACCCCTTTAGCGGTACAGGTGTCTTCAGTGACTGTCGCTTTGAAGTTGCCAGTAGTGAAATGTACATTAGCACTCGCTTCATTGCCAGCGGCGTCAACCTTGACCGTGAACGAGCCATCAGGACCAGAGTAAGAAACGGAAGATCCGCGTGCACCATTCAATCGAATCTTGATGGCTTCATCGCTATTTTGCGAGTTGTCTTTCAGATAGTTCACGTAGTTTTGAATCGCCTTATTCACATTGTCGATTCGGTTTGGGTCGTTACTCATTGTAAATCTCTGAGGATAAAAGGTTGTAGGTTGAACATATCTTTATTGTCAACTTAGAACTTTACAAGAAAAAAATATGTTCAAACAAAGATGGTGGGGGAGCTACCCCCACCTTATAAATAAGAGACCGGGTTAGTTTTTGTTGGGTTGAGTACGGTTGAGGATTGTGTTTGTTACCAAGAGAAACTTGTTGGAGTGTTGATGATTCTGAGCCGACAATACCACCAGAATACAATCTAACCATTCCATGTGTGGACCTTTTGCTTCCAGCGTTAATGCTGGAAATTTGAGTAAACTGTGATGGACTTTTTTTAACTGAACACGAAAAGTTGGCTAATCAGTGATCTGGATTCACTGAGATCAGCATTGTACAGTTTGTTGAGTTTGCCTTCGGGGTCAGTACATTTTTCAAGTTTGAAGAACTGATAAAATGCTTGACCATACCGCAGTTCAAGGTAGTCACCATTCAACCATTTCTTTTCAAAGAGGTGGTACTGATGACGAGAGAGCTCAATCCTGTCAAACATTCGATTCCTCCTATGTAAATTGAATTGTTTATTCTACTAAGTAATATAGATAGGACTTTCCATTGGATAGCATGGCCAGCATTGCTGGCCATGCTATCGTTACGGTTTGGGTTCACGCATCAGTTCAACCAGGTTGACCAGCTCAGTGAGCTTGTCAGTGTGACTGATTTCTTCAACAAGCGGACCAACCATATCCCAGGCAATCTTGTAGGACTTGCCAGGGGTCAAGATTTCCCGGCCACCTTGGTAAACAAGCACGTTACTTGTCTGGGTAATCCGTCGGATCTTGGCGTTAGGCACCAGCATATTGAACACCATGGTATCCTGGGTGATATTGCCAGTGGGGGTGTAGAATGCTACGACGTTGTCATCATAGCTATTCGCATTTTCATACAACCCCAGTGTGCTGATGCTGGTGGGAACAACAAATGCAAGTAGCGAACGGTTGAGACCAGGAGCTTCACGGATGACCATGATTTCTTTTCTGACCAAACTGATCAGGACCCAACCACGGAAATCCACTGTCTGATCAAGGTCTTCAATTTCAAACTTCTGGCCGTTTTCCATGGCGCTAGCCTGCAGTTCACACAGGATGCCGGTCCGATTCAAGAAATTGTTGTCACCAAACCACCCACCAAGCCAACGGTCGCCACGTTTTCCGTTAACAGAATCAGCACGCTGAACGAATTCAATAACCATAAATACCTCCAAGTGTAGTGTATTCAATTATCCACCACCGTAACTTAAAATAAGATGACATTAACCATCAAGGAGCTATCATGGTAAACGCTGTTGAACAAGCCCTGCGTAGTGTATACATTAAGATTCCTCAAGAGATCCTTGAACTCGCCTTTGATCAAAAGGGGAAACGCCGCTCGCTTGATGAAGCTATTACTGAAGAGATCATTGAAGGACGTGTCCGTCCTGATGTGTCTGCAATCTGCGGACAGTATAAAAAGATTGTTATGCTTCCACAGTGGGCACGCATGTCAAGGATGCAAACCTCTGATGCGAACATGATCCCACTGATCCCATTTGCGATCTACAAGATTCCCCCTGAAGCACGAGAGTATCGTTCGATCACTCAAGTCTTGTCAATGTCAATGCCTTATGGGGCAACCAACTCATTGGCAATGATGGCTTCTGGGATGATGGGTGGGATGACTCGTGGTGTGACCGCTGGTTCATTTGCGAACGCCGCCATGAACGGTGTGACTTTCAATGATGCACCGATCATGCCCACTCCGATTCTGATGGCTGGTAATCAGATCAAGATCACACCAGCGGAAATGGCAATGATCACGTCATTCTCGTGGATACTTGATTGCCGACTGGAGTATGACAAAGATTTTACCAACCTCACTCCAGATGCGGTTGTTCAGTTGAGTGAGCTTATTGTGACCGCAGCGAAAGCATGGATCTACAATCGGTTGACAATTAAACTGGACATGGGTTACATTCACAGTGGTCAAGAAGTTGGTCGAGTGAAAGAAATTATTGACACGTACGCTGACGCCGGTGATCGTTATGACGTTATCAGGAAGGAATTCCATGGTAGCGCAGAACAACTTGATGTCAACACGATGCGTGATCGTTTACTGTTAGCCCTGTAAAATAGCTAGGCTCAGCAATGCTGAGCCTAGCTACTGGATTACAGAATGATCCGGACCTGGTGTTTGTTTTTGCTTTTGATCTCGTTGATGACAGCGCGGATTTTCAAGCCATCATCAGGGTGGCACAGTTGAACATTGACACAAACCCAAGGTTTGCTGGATTGTGGGATGATGACCATCCGGGAGCTGGTCAGGCTGGCATTCAAAAAGAAATTAAGAACGTCTGCCTGTTGTGTGAAGTTACTGGTCTCCACTTGGACCGTGAACTCAGAAACTTCAAAGGCCAGTTTACCACTTTCAGCGGATGTGATGGTGGCGTCTCGGGGTTTAAGCATAAAGAACTCCTTGGAAGATTAGATTCATAACACTAAGCCAAGATTTGAAATTAGATCATTCTGTGATATTCTTTTAATTTTCCCAAGAGGAGAGTACCATCATGGGAGTAAACGCACTGTCGAACGAGGAAATGTATAACATTGCCCATGTTCACGTTCGTTATTGGGAACGTGATTTTGGTGGCATGACCAACAACCCAAAAGACCCTGGTGGGCCAACCCGGAATGGTGTGTCTCTGGCATACCTGAAAGATCTTGATATTGATGTCGCCGATCTGAACAAGGACGGCAAGGTCGACATTGAGGATATCAAGCTGGTTGACTTTGACACTGCAAAACGTTTGTTCCGTAGAACGTTTTGGGAACAAGGGAAAGCAGAACTGGCGCCACCTCTGACATCCATCGTGTACTACGATTTCTCGGTCACCAGTGGATCAGGTCGGGCAACAATAGAACTGCAGAAAGCTATTGATGAACTGTGCACAGGCACAATCAATGGCTACACAGCTAACTTTGGTCCAAAGACTCAAGCGGCATGCAAGATGCTCAACGACCAAGGCCGTGACTTTGAACTGGCTAATAAGTTCCAGACCAAACGTCAGGAATTTTATACATCATTGGCTACAGGAAAATCATCGGTCTATGGAACATTCATTGCTGGCTGGACGGCACGAGTAAACGCTTGCCGTGCGTTGATCAATGAGATCCATGTGAGTGGCATCACTGCGGCTACGGAAGAAAACATTCGGAGGGGTTATGGATTTTAACTGGAAGTCAGTCGTTGGGACACTTGCTCCAACGATTGCTACCGCCCTTGGTGGTCCACTTGCAGGTGCCGCTGTGGCTGCTCTTGGTGGAGCACTTGGTCTTGGGTCGGAAGTTACAGAACAACAAGTTGCCGCAGCTTTTCAAAACCTGACACCTGATCAGGTGTTGGCGATCAAACAAGAAAACAATCGATTCCAAGAAGAGATGGCTCAGAAAGGGATCGATCTTGCCGCTCTTGTGGTTGACGATCGCAAGTCTGCTCGTGATCGGGAAGCTCGTATTGGTAACAGCCGAGTTCCTGAGATGCTTGCGCTGGGTGCGCTCTTGTTCTTTTTGCTTAACATCATTGGTTGCTTTGTTTTGATCTTCCTTCAGATCAAAGTCTCCAGTGATGGTAGTTATCTGCTTGGTGCTTGTAACACTGGTAGTGTCGCTTTGCTGAAAAACGTCTATGACTACTACTTCGGTAGTAACATGGACTCTTTGTCGAAGAACAACATGATCTACAACAGTACTCCACTGAATCAATCTTGCTCCCCTCTTGGTGGTGGTGCGATTGGTGGGGCATTGGGTGCAGCATCAACCGTCTTTAAGTAAAGATCTGAGATACCTGCAGGTCGCCCTGCAGGTATCTCGATTATGGGGTCAGTTTTGGTTGCTTTTTTCGAGGCAAATCTTTGAAGCACAAGCTCAGACTGACTGCAACAACATCTGGAGCAAGAGAAGACGCCGTGAGTTTGAACATCAGTAGTGCAGCGACATCAACGAATTCCCCTTGTTGGAAATGGTTGTTGCCACCGTTCACTACAAATTGTTGGATGCTTTCGCAGTTATTCCATCCCAATTCCATTTCTGAAAGAGAGATGTCACTGACAAATACTTCGACCTTAACATCATTGCTAGCAACTGCATGGATCGAGTACTTCCCGGGTCCAGTGTAACCACATTGACCAAGGTTGATCGTGTGGTAATGTACCTCACCGGGACGCATGAGTAATGTCGGATTGCTAAAGTCATGTGGGATTTTGAATGTGTACATAGTTGTCCTCTACTGCACGTAATCAAAAGATCTGATCAAGAAGTAGATAACCAAGCACACTGACAATGCTGCGTTGGTGGCTGGTCGACGACTGATCTCACAGTTGAGGACAAAGTACATGAAGGAACGTTTGATTGTCAAAATGTCAGGATCAATCACACGAGATGAGGTGTACGTATTGATCACCTTGATCAGGATAGATTTCTTCGAAGACATGTTGACATCTTTGCTCATGATGCAATAGCGATATGACTTCTGCAAGAACTCAGAGAGTAGTTTTTGCGTTGATACATACACCAAGTCTTTTTCCCCAGTCTCTTTGTTCTGGAGATAGATATTGCGCTTGTAGTTCTGTGATGATGCCTGCTCGACCGTCAGCTCACAGAATTTGGTCAAGGTTAACCGAAGCGTTTCAGCTGACACTTCCTTGTACTTGGAAGCGATGACTTCAAGCAACTCAAAGTCAAGAAGCCTTGCTGGGGATTGAGCTTGAAGACTCATCCCTGAGATCATCACGTCAAACATTTCTGTGGTTGAGGCAATGATCTTCTGACCGTCGATGTTATCCAAAGAACTGTAACTACCAATGGACTCTTTCTGAGCCTTTGCTTCGTAGTAGAGACAGTTGATCCGGACGATCTTCTGACGAAGGTTGGATTGAGTGTCTGAGATGACGTAGATGATCGCTACGTCATCTGTGAACTTCAGCAGGGTATCGTAGTGAAGTGATCCCGGTGTCAAGATATCTTCACATCTGGCTTCAATAACGGCTTTCCATGTTTCGTACTTGGTGAGGTCATACTTCTTAGAGAGAGTGTTGATTACCCAAGACATGGTTTCTTCATCAGCACCAAACTTGTACGAGTTGAATACCAATGAAGTGAAATATTTGTAATGGAGCAGTTTCAACAGAGCCATCGCCCCTTGTTTCTTGATGTCACCATCAAGTGAGGTAGCCATGATTCGGTGAACGAGATAGATGACAACGTTGTTATAAGGATCGTTGGTCACAACCCAGTTAGGATCAGTGAACTCACTCTCCTGAACAATCTTAGTGATGTCATCCTCATTGACTTGAAAAACATCATACAGCATGGCAACATCAATTGACGTAAAGTAGATTGGTACAACACCAAGCAATGGTGAGTTCAGTGCGCTGGCATGCTGATCTTTTGTTTCAAAATACGTACAGCAAGCAAGAATGCGTTCGATGTGCTTCACTGTGATTTCTGGCTGAAAATACGGAAGTCCATCAAAACGTGATTTGTAGTAGTTCATGGAAAGCCCTCGGGTAGAGTTCACTAAGCATACAACGATCACATCTGGTGGCATTTGAGCCACCAGATGGATGTGTCAAGAAGGGTTACTTCTTTTCGCTTGTGGCGACTGTAGGCGCCGCAACCTTGGTGGTTTCAGCAGCAGGGTCACCGGCTGGGACCACAGGGATTTCAGCCTGGGTGCAGGCGCGGTAATCCAGTACGTAAGCAGTGCCACCCTTGTCAGTGTTCACCAACTTGGCACCGGTAACGATCTGCCAGACACCCTTGTCGTCGGTAAACTTGTTGGGGGCGCCGTTGCTGAAGTCGATGGCGATTTTGATCGGGAAGTCCTGGCTGATGCCAGCGGCTTTGAGTTCGGCCGCAGTGGCCAGACGTTTTTCCACCTGGGGATCTTTGCCTTCTTCACCAAAGAAGCGAACGAGGACATACCACTTGTTGTCAGGGTAGAGCAGCAGACCTTCGTGCATGGGGTAGCTGAATTCATTGGTGGCTTTGAAGATGCTGCTGGCTTCACCGATGACGCCAAGAAGGTTTTCAGCTACCGGGCAGGAGAAGACCTTTTCGTCGTTGATTTCACCAAACAGTTCTGTGGCCACCAGTTCGGTAAGGGCCAGAACGATGGAACGAACCTGATTGCCATTGGCGTCGGTCAGGTGGAGATGCCGCAGGGCGGCGGCTTTGGAGTCGTTCAGGGTGTAGATTTCATCGTCTTTGGCCGCGCCACGCATGTTACCATCAGAGTCACGGCTCAGACGTTTGATCGTCAGAGTCAGTTCCTGACCAGCGAAATCATGTATCAGCTGGTCGTTGACACGGCCGAAGATGCTTTGTACCGAAGCGCGTTCAAGCACGGTGCCGGCGGTCAGATTGGGAGTATAGTTCACAAGGGCTGTGAATGTAAGAATCGGAAGCGACATTTCTGTCTCCTTCAAGGGTTGGGGTTTACAATATTCGGACTGTACATTCAATATTTGTCAGAGAAATAATAATGTACGCTAGTCGTCGTTATCAATGACTATTCCATACTTCTCACGATCAGCTACTGGTCGATCTGATAGACCAGTCTTCTCAGCTTGATCATGTACTCGGAAGAAAGAACTCCATTGCAGAGTCATCTCATCAATCGCGACGTTTGTCCAAAGTCCAGGAACAAGTGTTGAAAATGGATGTGGAACAGGATCACCAACTTTAAAGAACACTGTGTTTAATGCTGCTTTTTGATTGATTGATTGCCGAGCATTCCTTAACGTGAATTGTTTTGGTGGAAACAACTTTTGGAACCAGTTTAAGGTCATCTCACCAAACCAGATGTTCCCAGCAATATCAGTGATGACGTATCTGTGCATAATGACTCCTTTATAAAAAATAAAACATCTGTAGGTTTTGATGATGGCCGGGGATATCCCCGGCCATCATGTCTACCGTCTGGGGAACAATGCCCCAAGAAGTTCAATGCGACGCATGGTCATGATGACCGCTGCTTTCTTCAAAGTGATCGAGTTGGTGTTGGGTGAAGTCGCCTGCATCAGCTGCTGAAGAGCGATGAGATCTTGATCCATGGCCATGCGGTAGTTTTCAAAAGAAGCGATGCATTGCTGCCGGCCGCCACAGTGGTTGATGATGTTCTGGCGCAGTACAGCCAAGGCTTTGTTCTGCTGGTCCAGCTCACGGGCGAGACAGATGCTTTCACCAGAGGTGCGGGCGCACTGCTGATAGTTCAAGGACATGAAGGTGTCGAAAGGATCACGGGCGTGAGCAGTGCAGGCGATGCCGAGAATAAGGATCAAACAGGAGATGATTTTCATGATAGTTCCTTGTTAGTCGAGCTTGAGGTTGGCGATAAGCATGCTGACTTCTGCAAGGTCTTTGCTGGCATCATACCCGCCGCCAGGCAATGCCTGAACAGCATCACCGATGGTTTCGGTGTTGTTGATAACCATGTCGACGTTGGCGTTGTGCGTGGTCATCTTGGTGGTATAGTTTTCACGCAACCTGATCAGATCTTCTTTCACAGCCGTGGTGATTTTCACCACCTGATCATTGCTGGTGTTTTCGATGATGACAGAGATATTGTTGATGAGGTCATTGATTTCAGCAAGCATGTGAGACTCCTTGTGGTTAGTTGTCGAAGTTTTGGATGAAGGTTGATAGTTGAGCAGTGGTATCCTGCATGCCCTTGATGATGGTGGCGTTGAGTGCCAGTCTGGCGTAGGTTGCCTTCGGAGCAGAGTAGTTGAAGATACCATCGATGGAAGCACCGAATTGTTGGTAACCATTTTCGATGGCCTTTACCATTTCAGCACATTTGGGCTTGTTGCAGCTGGTACGGATGATCTTCAACGAGACCGGGATGTCCTTTCTGGAACGGTCAATGAACTTTTCCAGACATCCAGTCTTGTCGGTGATGGAGTTGGAGGTTTGGTAGCAGGTTTCATACTGATCATCGAGACCAGTGACATAAAACCCGTCTTCTGTGGATGCCATGTAGCTGTCAGCATAGACCGCCGCGCGGGCAGAAACAGAAAGGCCAAAGACCAAGATTGCAAGGAAAAGCAGGATGGACTTGTACATGATGGACTCCTTAGCCCGCAACTGCCGTCTTGTTGGGAAACATTTTTTCAGAGTGGGCGGCTAAGTTTTTGATTGCCGTCAAACAGTTTTGTTTGTATTCTTCATCCGGCTGCCAGGTTTCAACGTCTTCCATTCTGGCTAAACCCTGTTGGACCGCAATGTTGAAGCAGAGGGCATCAATTTCAGAAGGCTGTGCCGCGTATTCAGTGATATGCACCGACATGATGTCTTTGCCTTCAAATCCACCGATGTTAAGTTTGGCCAAAGTCTGGACGGCATGCCGACGTTCGTGAGCAATGATGCCAATTACCATGCTGAAGACCAGTTCACGAGTTATGAACTCAGTCTTGAACATGATGACCGACTTAAGGATGCCCATGGTGATGCCCGGAACTGAGTAGACAAGCTGACCATTGAAGCGTTCATAATACGCACACATTGCTGATTCACTCATTGTGCCTGAAGTTTCAAACGCTTTGAGGCAAGTATCCATCTGGACCTTGCCAATTTCACCACGGAAGCAAACACCACCCATGCCGTTGTCAGTGACAGGGTACAGTTGAGACTTGTGCAGTTCATTGCCCTGCTGAACCGACAGTTCATGAAGATCAACGTCGGTCATAATGATTTCCGTGCTTGGATCGGTCAGTTCGTTCAGGATCATCAGCACTTCACGTTCCACATCAAAGTACAATTGCAGTTCAGGATACAACATGGGAAACTCCTTCGGAGGTTGTTTGGTTAGTAAATCCAGTAGATCCAAAATAGTTATATAGTTGTTCCTTTAATTGATTGACAAAAATAATTGGGTACTTAGAGTGACCTACCGAGGGAAATCCCTCGGTAGGTCACATTGTTGAGCTTAGAACTTGATCAGTTTGGCAATGATGTCCCAGTGATCTTCAAAGATCTCGGCCTTCATCTTGGCAACCTCGTACAGTGGAATCCACCGTGCTTTGACTGCGTCAGATGCGCCACGGATCGCTGGCAGACCATTGGAGATGTCCTCCAACTTGATGTGGAACACATGTGTGATCGTACGGCCACGACTGCTCCTGTTCGGATTGTCAATGACCTCACGGTTCACGATGCACCGCTTGAGGACAGGCATGGATACACGGAGACCAGTTTCTTCGCGAAGTTCACGAAGCATACCAGTCTCGAGCAGTTCATTGTCCTTCAAGAATCCACCAGGCATTGCCCACATGTTCTTGCCCGGCTGAGTCCGCCGTTGGATCATCAGGATGTTGTTACCCTGTTGAATCAAGGCGTCGGTTGTGACGAAGATCGGGGGATATGGTGATCCCGCCCACAGCTTCTTGTAATCAACCATGAACTTGTATTCGTCACGAACATACTGCCAATCACGCGGCTGCTGTACTTTGAACAATTCCAGCCAAAGTGCAACCTTGTAAGGCAGAATGGTATCCCAACCGTTTTCCTTGTAGGAATCGGTCATTGAGATGGTCTCATCAAGGAAGTAACGTTCTCTGATGTCGGTCGCACTGATCATGGTTTCAGTGCCACCAATCACCGCTTTGTACGGAGTCTTGACGATTGCCTGTTCCAGTTCACGGAATTCGTCAAGGTACCACGATGTGGCATCCTTGTGGTAACCCAGCAAGGTGTGGATCGGCCTGAACTTGAAACCGCTCCGTTCAGTGAACAGTGCTGTCAGGAATTCAAGCTTCCACTTGTCATCGTTGTACAAGTAGTCATTCAGCGGGTAGATCTCGATCGTGACCTGTTCACGAGATGATTTCGCACCAGTGATGGTCCAGATCGGATACGCCTGCTGATCAGTGACGCTTTGCGAATAAGCCTCAGACTTGACCGTTGCGCAACCTTTGTCAATCAGCATGTCACCGACTGCAAGGCCGATCATCTGAACTCTTTCCGCAACCGTGAACGGATTCTGGAGTGTCCGTCCACTGTTGGCTGAGCCGATGAAGATCTTGAAGTTGTTCAGACCTTGGTCCAACGCTTCGCTGATCTGGTGCATGTGGCCGAGATGAAACGGCTGAAACCTGCCAATCAACACGCCGATGTGGCGTTCAGAATAAATCGTAGCACTCATTAGAACGCTCCCATGTCGGCCCGTTCACGGACCGCAGCCATCGTTGTGGTGTTAAGCAATTCACCGTCAAGGTACACATCCTGCAGGGCATCGTCGGTGCCTTCGATCCACAGACCAGAGTAGTACTGCCCATCTCCGTTCTGGTACGTGGTCACCATGCCTGCCTTGCTGCGCTTACCAGGGTCAGTGACCGGGTCCTTGCAGAGTTCGATGTGTGTACCATCCACCAGTGCAGCAGCTGCCTTCATTGCGAAACCTTGGGTATCGCGGGTCAGGTCCTGCACCATCCAGCCACCGCAACCAAATGCGATGTTGTCCACACTGTAACCAAGCTGGTTCAGCAACTCAACAATCGCCTTGACGGAGTCTTGGTTAATACCATCACCCCAGATCAGACGAATGTGGTTGAGGACCTTGTACCCTTTCGAGTTGTAGGTCACACCAAAGATTGGTTCCAGCAGTTCCAGCATCTTCGGCAGTACGCTCATGGGATCACCGCTGTCGGGACGGAGTACCATGGTGGCGCCAGATGCCACGATGTCATCTTTGAGCTGGGGCATGATCGAACGACAAACTTCGAAAATGTCGTACGAGTCAGCCACAGTAGCGAAGATGGCACCCTTCTTCGCAAACTTGCGAATAGCGGTCCGATACGCTTCAATCTCATTCCGACGACCGTAGATCGTCATGACTGAGTGCTCTGTCGCAGGGATCGAGTAACCGGCGCATTCTTCTGAGTAGTATGTCTCCACCCAGTCAAGCGCGTCCATTGTGTCGGTCCCCATGAAGTTCACCAGGTGAGCTGCACCACTGATGCCAGCAGATTCTTCGCAGGTGTTGCCACGCATACCAAAGTCATGCAGCATGAAGTTCAGCTTTTCCATGGGTGATGTCGTGTCAGAGCTCTTCTTCAACGCTTCAGCCAGGATTCCCCGTATCCAGTTCGACCGGGTAGCAACGGTGGTCGGATACCAGATACCCCTCAGAAGAGTGGTCTCGATGTGACCAGTCAACCAGGGCACCGCAGGGTCGGTGTTTTGGACAGTGACAAGAGGCATCCTCAAGGGAATCTTCAAGCCTTCCTGTACGGCACGGATGCGCAGTGGCAAGTAGCCGCCGTGCTTGTTAAGAATGTGTTCCCATCCCTTCCGGTTGAATTTAAGCTCAGGGATATGCTGGTTGACCCGACGTTCAGCAATGTCGATGTCCTTCTTGGTGAAGGGCTTCGTCAAATACTTCATCAAGTACGCCTGCATACCGAAGAACAGGTCATACGGATACATGCCTTTACGGCTCTCCAGATAGGAGTACACAGTCTTGGTACCTTCAGGAAGTACCTGGTAGTGAGAGTGCTTGTAACTGTCTGTCTTGGTGATAATGTTGTTGGAAATCATTGCGAAGCTCCTTCGCGTTTAGGTTGATGAAATATATAAGAAAAGCCCCAGTGGCTAGTCTTTGAATTGCCTGGTGGTCTGAAACGCTAGCGCTGGATGGATTCCAGCGAACGTTGACCAAGCCGGGGAAAACAACCTGATAAAGTCGGTTTTGGTTGCTGGTTCACCGTTCAACCCTTTGAACAGAATGAACTTGGGCATGATGTTGCGACCGATGTTGATAAAGTTCAGGTATTCTTCCTTGTCATCAATCAACAGGTTGATACCGTGCTTCTGACAGATGATGCCTTTCATCGCCCACCAGATGGCTTCGTCCCCCTTAAAGTACCAGGACTCACGGCCGCTGCGTTCACTGACTCTTGGTTCCATCGGGAGACCCTGCTCAAAACAGTAGTCGACAATGGAGAGGAGCTGAACACGTTTCATCATGTTCATGATGTTCGGATCTGTAATTTCACTGACCCGAGAAGCCAGGTAATTATTGATATCCTCTTTCGGTGACCCGCTGAAGATATAGATATCCGTACTGGGCAAAGTAAAGAGATACTTTTCAAACAGTTCTGGCATCTGGTCGTAGGTGCCATGCAGGTCAATTGCGATTTTGAAGTTAGTGTCAGACATTGCGAAGCTCCTTCGCGTTAAATGTTAATTGGTTATACCATCAGTTTGTAAGTGAAAGATCACTAGCGAATTGGTATACTAAGGTAATATAGTGATAATCGTGACATGAATAAACGCCGGAGGGCACTATGGATGATATCAAACAGTTCATTAAGGAACATGAAAAAGAAATGATCAGGTTCTGGCAAGACCTGGTCAACATTGCTTCTTCAACTTACGATGACAAATCCGAGATCTTTGCTCGGATAGATCGTGAGATCCAAGAAGGTTTTTGTAAACTGAGGAAGCATACCCTTGAGGCATACTGCTCGAAGTACTGTGCACGGCCATCAATCGTAAGCTACATAACTGGGCCCGCCACTGAGCTGCGGCCTTTAGTCTTCATGGGACATGTGGATACTGTCAGGACTGCCGCAAGTTGCACAATCCACGACGGAAAGATCTTTGGTTCTGGTGTCTTGGATATGAAAGGTGGGATCGTCATCATGATCTACACCGCGTTGGCTCTTGTCAAACGAGGTTATTCTCGTCCGATCAAACTTATCTTTACCAGCGGTGAAGAAGTTGGTCACACCGATGATTCGAGTTTTGCAGCCGTTATGCAGGATGAATGTCTTGGAGCGGCTGCAGCCTTCAGCTTTGAGACGGCATCACTGGATCACGGGTTGATCATTGGCCGAGCCGGGACGATCAACCTCGACATGAGAATCGAAGGTAAATCCGCGCACACTGGCAGAAACCCAGAAAACGGGTGTGATGCGATTATGACGGCGGTTAAGATCATCAACTACATCTCGCAGTTCAATGACCGTGAGAAATTCTGGTTCACTCCTGGGGTGATCAATGGGGGGTCGGCGAGGAATGTCATTGCCGATCGTGCCGAGGTCAAATTCGACATCCGTGTCTATGATGAAAACAGCATCCAGAGAGTTCGTGATCTTATCACGGAAAGTCTGTTCTTGTGTGACGATAAAGCCAGAGCATACACCTCGGTTGTTCCGGGTATCCCACCGATGACAGCAACTTACGCTAACACAGCTCTGTACATGCAGGCAGTCGATGTTGCCAAACAGCGTGGTCTCCCCATGGGTCCAAGTATCGTTTCTGGTGGTGCAGGTGACGCGGCATATGCCGTGATGAAAGATATCCCGACCATTGACCAGATGGGTGTGGAGGGTGAGTTCAACCACACGGAAAATGAATATGCTGTGGTTGACAGCCTCTTCACGAAGACTGAGCTGGCGATCGCTCTTGCTGAATCTCTTGACCTCGAAACGATGGCCAAGATTACCGCAGCTGGAAAACTCGAATCGTAACAGTAAGCACATCTCAGACAGGATATCCTGTCTGAGAT